TGGGTGTATTTAATATTTTTTTTTTTTTTTTTTTTATATATATAAGCCCCTTTTTCCCGCTTTTTTCACCATGCAAAATCAAGCACTTACATTTTAACTTGTCCTGTTGCAACATTTGGCAACATTTTTCAACCCCTCAAAAACCCTTGCGTATCAAGCGCTTAAAAAATCCATCTTGTCCAATTCTCATTTTTTGTTGCATTAACCCCTATATTATGCTTGCAACGTTTATCCATCATATATATTCGCAACATTTTTCCCCTATTTATTCGTACCATACGCAACGTTTATACGTCGCACCGTCAATAATATACACCGCGACTTATAATAACGATTTAGCGTTATTTTCGTGTCATAGTTTTATCACGTTGTGTTTGTGGTGTTTTTTCGGCGCACCGTCAATAATATACACCACGACTTATAATAATGATTTAGCGTTATTATTGTAACAGGATTATGTTATGTGTCATTTGTAACAGTCATGTGTAGCAGGCGATACTAAGCAGGGGTTACTTTATCATTCCGTGGCTTTATCGCTTTGAGACTTTATCGTGGCGAGATTATCAGCAGGACAGACGTTCGACGGGGGCAACTATCACCTTCGCTTGGCGTAGGGGCGGCGCGGGCAACGGGGGCGGGGGGACAATGGACAGCGCGTGCGTGAGGGGCGGGGGGAAATATATATGGTTCCATACCCCCGATATCCCCATTGCAAAATTTGCCAAGTTCGTGGAACACATCCCATAAAGTTCCACGCGCCCTGCGCACACGATATTTATTTTGGGGCATTCGTGGAACACACCACGCTATCGTTCCATGCACTCGTCGCACCATCCATCAGCAATATGTCGCCCAAAGCGCCGTGGCTGGTGCGGACAACCGCCCCTCCCCCCAAACAAAAAGGGCGCTCAAAGCGCCCCATGCTCATTCCTCGTCCTTCGTCTTCTTCCGCCCTCGCAAAAGCTCAAGGGCTGCCTGTAGCGTCTCCACAGTCTTCTCAAGCGCTGCAATGCGTCCTTCAAGCCCGTCTCCCTCCGAAACATCCTTCTCCGGCACATACGCCTCGTTAAAGGCGCTCACGGACATGACCCGTGCGGTCCCATGCTCAAAGACAATAGCATCGCCCAAACCGAGCGTGCCGCCGCCGCTGCCAAGTGTCACCCTGACCCGCGGTGCAGTGCCCGCCCCTCCTGCCACCTTTAACGCCTGTCCGCCAGATGCAAGCACCTCAGCCTCAAGCGCCGCGAAGTTGTCGGTCGCCCCGCCGCCCGCACCTTCCACGGCGATATACTGGAACGCGGGTACCGGTTTCTCATATCGGTAAACTTTCATGTGTCCTCCAGAGACAATTATCAGTCCCTCCTTCGCACTATGCGAAAAAGGCGTTTGCATTCTAACAGTTATACATCCGTCCACCAACCTTCCACGCCCCACCCCCCGCAGCTATAATCCTCTCCGCCAGTTGCAGGTGCAGCCAACCTCCCGCCAAAGGAGACTACGCTGCGTCCCGTACCGCCTGCAACTGGTGTTCCCAAACATTTCTTCTTATAATTCCCGTACTTCAGGTTATGCCGTCAAACCCCCAACGGCTGCCAACCAGTACGGGAATTTTTTATGTCCAACCAGTCACTCTCCGATGCAATCAACCTGACCAGAGCGGCGCTCGCCATGCTGCGTGCGGGCAACGCGCCTCCCCCCTCCCCTCAAACGTTCACACCTGTTGAACGGGCAGAGGTCGCAGACCCCTCCGTGTGGGAGGTGCTGGCTGCCGACCTTGCGCTCAACCTCTACCCGGACGAGTACGTTGCAGAGCGCTACCGGCTCCCCCTTGCCACGCTTTACGCCACGAAGACCAACCCGTTCTTCGCGCGCATCCTTGCAGCCAAACAGGAAGAAGTCGCCCGGCTGCGCGAAGAACAGCAGGATGCGGAGTTTGTCCTCAAGCAGCGCTACATCGTCGCCAAAGCGACTGGCGAGATGCTTCGCCGCCTGACCTCCGGCGAGGCGTCCGACAAGGACTTCAACGCCCTTTTTCGCACAGCCGTTCACTACGCCAAGCTGGAGCCGCCCACAGCCGATGCAGTCCTGCGCGCGCAAACGGCAGCCGACTTGCAGGCCAACCAGTTGCAGGCTCAAGCCCGACAGACACAAATCGCGATAGGCACTGCCTCCGGCGGCGCCACGCAGGTTGTCTTCAACATCGCGGGCGTACCGGGACTGACCCATCTGTCCACCGCTACTCCCCCTGCCGACCCCGACGACCTCACCCTGTCCGAAGAACCCATAGACCCCGACGATGACGACCTATAAAGCCTATCCCACCCTCGCCCGTCTGCACGCCGACTACCACAAATATTTCAACCGCTTCGTTGCGGGTCCCCCGGGAAGCGGCAAGTCGGTCGGCTGCTGCATCGAGCTGCTGTCCATCGCGCTTCGGCAGGAACCCACACCGGAAGGCATCCGTCTGACCAAGTTCGGGATTATCCGCTCAACCTACGGCGAGCTGGAGCGGACGACGTTAGAGACGCTGCGCCAGTGGCTGCCACCGCAGTACACGAAAATCACCCGCAGCAAGCCGATTGTCGTCCACACCACCCTCCCCCTGCCGGACAACACCATCGCTGACATCCGCTTCGAGCTGATTGCAATCGAGTCGCCCTTCGACCTCGGCAAGCTGGATTCCTACGAAGCAACCGCCATTTGGCTGAACGAAATGACCGGCCTGCCTGCGGAAGTCGTGGGCAAGGCGGGCGAACGGGGAGGGCGTTATCCGCCTGCCAATATGTGGAACGACGGCGCTTCCCACATCACCAGCTACTGCGTGATTGGCGACTACAACTACCCGCCCAAAGACCATTGGCTGGTGCCATACCTGCATGAAGGTGTCCTCCCGCCCAACACCATGCTCTACGAACAGCCCGCCGCCCTGCTCGAACACGTTGACCCCGAAGACGGCACCACGACCTACACCATCAACCCAGATGCGGAAAACCTGACGAACCTCGACAACGGGCAGAAGTATCTGAACGACCTGGCCACTTACCAGCGCATGGGACAGTGGGACACCATTCAGACCCGCCTGCTGTGTAGGTACGGGCGGGCAGGGGGCGATGGCAAGGCGGTCATCACCAGCTTCGCACCCGATTTCCACGTCGCCCCCGAACCGCTCTCGCCTGCCCGCCTGACCGACTGCCTCGTCTCTATCGACACCTCCGGCATCCACCCCTGCGCGCTCATTTGGCAGTACGCCCGCTCGAAGTGGCACATTGCCGACGGGATGTATGGCGAGGAAATGGGCTTCGAGGAGTTTCTTGACGACGTGCTGATTCCCATCCTCACCACCCGCTACCCCGCCTGCGACGTGCTGTGCGTCTGCGACCCGGCAAACGCTCGTGACGCGCGCACCGCCATCACACCCGTCGACCTCATCATCGAACGTGGTTACGAAGCGGTGCCAGCGCCTACCAACCGTTTCCGTGAGCGGGTGCAGGCGTGCGAGATACTGCTCAACAGACGCGAGAAAGGTAGCCTTCTCATCAGCCCGGACATGACCCTGCTCATCGACGCGCTTGACGGTGCATATCAGTACAGGAAGCTGAAAACGGCAGGCATCGGCACGGTGTATTCGGGACAGCCGGACAAGAACAAGTACAGCCACTGGGCTGATGCGTTCCAGTACGGTGCGCTGCATATCACCACAACAACCGTCAGCGATGATATGCTCTCCCGTGCGCGAGCCATCGCAGCCAACAGTTTCCATCGGGCTACGCGATAGCCATTCCCCGCATAGCCCCGCATAGCCCCGCATAGCCCCGCATAGCCCCGCATAGCCCCGCATAGCCCCGCATAGCCCCGCATAGCCAAAAACAAAAGGACACCCGCTTATGGCAAAGATAATCAACGAAGCCGAAAACGCTGATACCACTCTCGTTGCAACCCGTGTTGAACACAAGCTGGAGCCGCGCACGGCGCTTGCCCGTGAGGTCATGCGCCAGTTTCGTGCGGCGCAGCTTGCGAAGAAAGCTCAACGCTGCGGCGAGTTTTCGCTGGAAGAATTGCTGAAAGCCTGCTACGACGCCCGCGACGCCCGACCCTCGTGCGATGAACTCGCCCTGCGCGAGAAGTATCCGCCGTGGGCGGCGATGCCCGTCAGCCTCGTCTCGTTCAAAACGAACATCCTCGTCAGCCTTGTGCGGGAAACACTCACGGACGTCGCCCGTGCGCCGTTTATCGTTGAGCCGACTCCCGACCCCGACCTTCCCGAAGACGAGAAGCGGCGTATTGCTCAGGAGGTGTTGCAGGAAGTGCTGGCGCAAGCCGAGGCAGTTGCAGTTGAGCAGCAAGCCTTTGCGGCAGGAGCAGCAAGCGCCGGTTCCTCCCTTGCCGATGCGCTTGTCTCACCTGACTTGCCAGCCATCGACCCGGACGCCATCCTTGCGTTGATGAAGACCAAAAAGCGCGAGTTGCTGGATGCGACCAAAGCCCATGCCTCCGCACAGGCCAAGAAGCTGGAAACAGCCCTCTACGATAAGACGACCGAGGGGGGTTATCGTCGGGCGGTGCTGGAGTTTACTGATGATTTTGCCACCTACCCCTTCGCCTGTATGCACGGGCCGTTTCCGACCATCCGCGAGGAAGCGGTGTGGAAGACCAACAAGTTTGCGTCAGAGAAGCGTGTGGTGTGGGCATTTGAGCGCGTCAGTCCCTTCGACCTGTACTGGACGTCAGACAGCACCAGTACGCAGGATGGTACAGCCGTTTTCATTCGCAAGAAGGTGGGATATGACTACCTCTACGATTGCAGGCGGCTTGCGAAGGACGACCCTGATTCCGGCTACATTCGCGCTGCGCTTGACGAACTCATCGAGGACACCCATGAGGGTTACATCCCGCGTGAGTGGATTGACTTCTTCAGTCAGAACCCGGAAACGCGCACGCCGATGCTGGCATGGCACCGGGGCGAGAGTGCGGAGATTCTCATCCGCTACGGGCGCTTTAGCGGTTACGACCTGAAGGAAATGGGTTTTGCCGACATCGAGGACGACCGCCTCTACGAGACCAAGATTATCCTTTGTGGCGGGCAGGTGATTTTCTGTCAGATTAACAACAACCCCGGACAGTACCGGCGCCCGGTGTTCACTGCGTCTTTCGAGAGCCGCAACAATTCCATCGTCGGTTGCGGGCTGGGACAGAAGCTGCTTCCGCTTGAGCGTGCCTACAAGGCCTGTATCAACCTCGCCATGTACAACCTGTCGCTTTCCAGCGAGCCGGTGACGGAGGTGGAGGTGACGCGGATACTCAAATATATGCCGGAGGAGTGGACGAGTAACCCGGTTATTGCGCCGGGAATGGTGGTAACTGCCGACGGAGACCGGATGGGCAACGGCAGTCGCGCCATCAAGTTCACGCAGGTGCCAGCCATCACCGACGCCGCTTTGCGCATGGCGACCTACATTTTTGAGCAGGCGCACGTTATCAGCAACATCCCAGCCGCCTTGCACGGCCAGCCGGTTGGCAGCGGTGCCAACCGCACGGTGCGCGGGCTGCTCACGCTTCAGGGCAATACGCTGAAGCCGATACAGTCGGCGCTGATGAATCTTGACCTCGGTGTCATCGAGCCGATGGTGTCGCTCTTGTACATGATGCTGGTTATGTACGACGATGATTTTACCTACAGCGGTGACTGCAAGATTGTTGCCAAAGGAGCTGCGAGCATGGTCGAGCGCGAGATGGACAAGCAGGAAGCGATGGAGACGGTGCAGGTGCTGGGCCAGCTCGGCGACCTTGTGCCGACGGGGGTAATAAAAAAAGCGACGGAAAAACTTCTCGTCGCTTTGGGTGTTGCCGATGCAGAACAGTTCGCGCAGTCTGCGCAAGCCTTGCCTGCCATCACGCCGCAGGGTCAGCCGGGTGTTCCGGGACAGACGCCAGCTTATATTGCTTCGCCTGCGTCTGCCCCTCCTGCCGCCTCCGCTGTATCTGCCCCGCAGGAGCAACCAGCGCCGGTTTCCTAACCGCGCTTCAGTTGTTCGTGTGCCACTTCGGCAATGCGCACCAGCGCGTCCCAGAGGCGGTTGTTTTTCGGCGGCGGGATAATTACCGGGTCGTGCCAGTAAAGGCGGCGCACGCCGCCGTAGGAGCCGTCAGCGCCATAGGCGAAGCGGGTACCGTTCGGGAAGCGGACGTGGATGGCGTTGAACGAGGTGCTGATAACCGTACCGTAGCCATGCACGACGTCGTATACTTGGTCATCGGTGGACAGGTTTTCGTTGTCGAGAGTTGCCATGTTATAATATCCTCTTGAAGTTACTGGAGAAGGTTATGAGATTACCACCCCCTTTGCGAAAAATCCACGACAGGTTTGTTGGCTGGGCGTCTGCACAACGCTGGGTGAACGATTACCTGATTGCGTGGGTCACGGAAGAAGACGGACAGGAAGTGGCGTGCATCTATTGCACAATCGTTCGCAATGCCCTAATATTCGGATTTATAGGGTTTATTTTGGGACTGTTGGTATAAATGCGTAAAGTCAGGACGGCGGCGGTGGTAAAGACCCTGCCAGCACACGATACCGGCTTGAGCCATGGCTTTCACGGCAGGGTCGTCGAGTTCAATGACAACGTGCCGGAGGAGCGGGTTATTTTTCCTGTTCCCGAAAAGTACAGCCCGTTACTGGTTAATGACCCGCAGACGATGTTTGTCGTGACCGGCTACGACTTGACGGACAATACCGAAGTTGGTTTTTACAAGATTTCCCGCAGCGCCGGGGTTCCGGTGCAGGGCGATGGCGGCTGCTGCCCGCAGGTTCGCATCGGGCGCGGGGTGACGTTGCGCCGTGTGCTGCTCCCCTGCTGGAAACTCGACCGGTGCAATCCGGTGTTTGTGATAAAGACGCCGGGAATTTATGAGGTGGTTGTGTCCGGGGATACGGCGGATGTACAGCTTACTGCAATGCGCTTCCCGATGCAGGAAGTAAATAGTTTTGCGCAAGTAGCGCCATGTGATTGCGGAGGAAAAGGTGAGAGACCGAAGGGCTGAACCGGAGTATTTTTACCGGATAATTTTTGACAAGAAGACGGCTGCTGTCGAGGAGTCGGGCAAGCGGGCGTATTCGTCCATTTTCTATGTGCCTCCGGGAAAGGCAGCGGTTATTTCCCTGTACAACGCCCAGTCACGGCTGGAGCTGGAGAAAGACCCGAATGACCCGAACAAGTCGAAGCTGACCGAGAAGGGGTGCTTTGTCCTGCACAAACTTTCATTCGGCGAGACCAGCGAAGTGACCCGCCGGTTGCAATGCCACGAGTTAATCAGCTTGCGGGATATATATGCCTTGCAGCGAGCGACACAAAGAATCTTCCACGAGCCGGTAATTACCTGCAAGGAACAATGGACGATGGACGGTTGCAACAATTACAAGGTGCTGACCGTCCCCGGATTTTATATGTTCTCCCAAGATGACATGGAGCAGTTGGAATCGGCATATATGGAAGTGGCGATAATGCCGGTTGAGGATATGGTATTAACCCCCGGTGCAATTAAATTTGGAGCCTTGTTATGAGCTGCGGATACAGTATAAACGTTAAAGAAATCGTCGATGAAATCATGAAAGTCCTGCCTAAAGGTGAGGATGATTATGTAGAATCGGGCGAGGTAATCAATGGCGGCAAAATGCTGCGCCTGACCCGCAAGAAGGGCGGCACTATTGATATTGCCCTGCCGACACCGCCGATTGCGGATGATACCTACATCAACAAGGCGGAAATTGTTGCCAACGGTCCGAACAAGGATTTGGTGCTGACTAACAACAAGGGCGAGAAGCTGACTGTTACCTTGCCCACGCCGTCAGTACCCGCACCTGCTGAAGACAGGTACGTCACCGATTTTAATCTTGCCAATCGTGGCGGCAAGCCGGTGCTGGAGTTGCGACGTAGTGACAATGTAACGCTGACGGCACAACTGCCGGAAAACTACGGTGGCGGTGGCTCCGGTACGGATGACTATGTAACTGCCGGGGCGCTGACGGTGCAGCGGGAGAAAGGGGGTGAAGGCCGCAAGACGTTCTATGCCAACCTGAAACTGACTCGCAAGGATGGCGGCGAGGTTGATGTGGACATGAGCGAGCTGATTTCCACCGCGCAGGATAACCAGGAATTCACGCCTCGCATGGATATTAACAATGAGGTTTCTCGTGCGGTAAAGGCTGACGGGTACTATGTCACCGCACCAGAAACGGTGCGCTGGGCGAAGGATGATTCTTCACCCGCTGCTGTTGTGGATTTGCCTGCTCCTGCTTTGTGGTTTGACGCCTCTGGTGCTGGCACACAGGTTGCGCCGGGTAGAAAGTTGCTGCCGATTATGGATTTGCATTGGGGCAAGCCTTACGGCAACGACAAGATGGGGCTGACTCAAGATGCTCTGTGTTATACTCGCGCTGATGGTACTCAAAGCTGGATTGTGATTCCTCAAACCAGCGGTGGTGGAGGTGGCGGCGGTACAGACAAATACCTTGCTGGAATAAACACGCTGGTTGAAGCAAAGCAAAGTGCAACTGACAGTACGCGGGAGCTGCGCACGACCAAGTTGCAGTTCGTGATGAACGATGGTTCGACTTTTAATACAAACGTTATTAACGAGGCGTATTACAGCAAGGCCAGCGATACGCAAATTGTTTTTGACGGCAGACCGCGCGGGTTTATTTCTGTTGTTCCGGAAACAGAAGATACCAAAGGACAAAAGCGAATTGCACTTACCGAGGACAACGGTGGCACGCTGACTTATTCCAGTCCGATTTGCACATTGCCGGAAGAATGGTTTGAGAAACGTGGCAAGGAAGAAACCAGCAAGTTTGTAACCATTGAGGAATACAACAAGCTGGCGTCCAACCTTGCGCAGATTTCATGGTCGTCCGCAATTCCGCATGAAAGTTTTGTGATGCCACAGGCGCTTTTAGACAATTTTGTGTCCGACCTGCTTTTGATTTCTTCAAACCAAGACGGTGCCAGTGTTTCCTATCGTGTAACTGACCGCTCTGCTTGGGTCAAGAAATACGGGAACAATGTGGAGGCATACCCATATCAAATTATTTCCCTGTTCCAGCCGGGAGATACGAAGGGTTACAATTCTACGCACCTGCATACTCCGCACCCGTTCCTGCACGCGCTTGTCCCCAGTCGTGACCCGCCGCCGGGGGCCAAACCGAATGCAACCCGTAACGGTACCCATGCTATTGATATTTTCCGCCAACGTTATGGAGAGGGTTTTCAGTCGTTGCAATACGCATATGCCGGTACGTTGTATATGAGTACTTCGTTTAAGGGAGACCCGCAGAATGAATTGCCACCGGGGGTTTATTCTGCGCTGTTCCCGATTGGCATGGTGAATACGCCGCCTTCTTACACAGCCGCAAACTATGCGTCGCAATTACCGGAAATGCTGTATTATCGTGTGCGGAGATGCTTTGAAGAAGAAACGCCGGATACCATTCCGTCAGAGCTTATTTTTAACGAAAAATTCCAGACTGAGTGGCATACCATTCAGCCACATTTCTAAGGAGTAAGCATGAGTTGTGGAGCTTGCAAACAGGGAAACACGGGGGGCAGGATTATTCCTGTCCACCCACGACAAAACCAGCAACAGCCAAAACAGCCGCAGGGATTACCGGCGGCTGTTAGGAACAAACTGCGGTATAACGGAAAATGAAACGGACATTGCTCGAACAAATCCCCACCGCCAGCAAGGACGCCCTGCTGGAGTGGCTGGAAGTCCGTCTTGCAGCGTGCCAGCAAGAGCAGCGTGAAGCGTCCGCTGCTTTCGTCATCACCCTTGACGAGAAGCAGCGGGCGTCAGCGTTGTCTGCGGCAGGCGCGCAAGGTGCGTTCGAGGAGATTTACTATTTGCTGAAAGGTACGGAAAAACATGGCTGAAATATTGGCAACAGGGCGCAAGACCGCCCGTGATATTCGCCGCGCCCAACAGGCGATTGCGACAGGTGCAACCAGTGTCAAACTTCCTGAAGATGACCCGGTGGTGTACGGGCAACAAATACCTCAACAGCCGGTGCAGACAGAACCTGCATCGGCTACATATGCCGCGTCCGTTACCCCGGTGGCAGACGCGCCGGAAGACAACTGGCTGGATTCGCTCACGCCCTACCAGTCAGCACCTGCACAGACGGCGCCCGCTCCGCAGCAACCGGAAGCGTCGGCTCAACAGCATGCACCGACACCGGAGGAGCAGAAAGCCAACCTGCAAGCCTTGTACGACAGCCTGCCGGAAACGGAGCCGGTGGTTGCCAAAGAGATTAACGAGCTGGTGGTTGCGCCGCAGATTGCGGAGCTGAAGGCGGAAATTGCACGCCTCAAGGCAGCACAGCAACAGGATAGCGCCGGGCGGGCGAATGCGATTCGCCGCGAGACCAACGCCAAGATTTACAAGCACTATTCCCGCGAGAAAGCCGAGAGAATACTGGGCAGCGTGGAGTTTGCAAACTTTATGATGGAGGGTGCTGACCCGTATTTGGGCGACCCGATGAAAGCATTGAACGACGCATATCAGGATGGGAACGCTGATTACGTTATCAAGCGCCTTGACGCTTTTGTCAAGAGCCGTGGCAAGCCGCGTCCGCAAGGCGGGGCAGAGCCGCAGCAAGGTAGGGGACAAGGTGAGGTCGGCGTGCCTGAAGGGCGAGCTATCTCGGATGAGGAATACAGGGAGCTGCGGCGCAAGATTCGCGCGGCGCCTCATTTGTATCCGCCGGGGGCTTTGCGCGACCTTAGTGAACAGTACCAACGGAGTAATTAACGATGGCACAAAACAGTATGCCCGTGCAGGCGAGCGGGTATAAATCCATTTGGGATACCCCGCTTGCCAAAGGCGTGAAGTTTGCCGGGACAATTATTGACCGCAACTGGGAAGAGAGTTTCATTTCCCGCATTGCCAACACATCCATTCTGCAAGACCTTACCAAGTGTGCGCAGATGGTTCAGTTCAAGAAGCCACCGCAAGCTGGTCCGTGGCGTCCGTATGAGCTGAACCAAACCCTCATTACCGACCAGCCGACGCAGGATAGCTTCTGTATCACGATTTGCGGGTCTGCTTACAAGTCACTCAAAATTGACAAGGAAGATATCCGCCGTGCGTGTGATGACTGGCCGGAGTTTGAACAGGGGTTCCTTGACGACTCATGGCGCCAGTTCGAGAATCTGCTTCACTACAGTCTGCTTGACCGGATGCAGTTGTCTGTCGGCAGCCGCAACCTTGGTGCGCGTGCAGGGCGTGATGGCAACATCAACCTCGGTACCCTGACCAGCGCGTTGCACTTGTCGCCGGACAACATTCTCAACTTCTTCACTCGCATGAAGATGGTACTGCAACAGGCAGGCCGATGGTATGAAGGCGAAATGTTCATGGTGGTGCCGGAAGAAATGTCCGTGCTGTTGCTGGAAACGATGTTTGCCAAACAGCTTTGTTGCAACATGAGCGAAAGCCTGCTGTTCAAGGGGCTGGTGGCTACCAACATCTTGGGCTTCACCATTATTGAAAGCCAGCGTCTGCGTCCGACGATTGACCGTCAGACCAATCGTTTGGTGTATCCGATTTTGGCTGGCTGGAACGAAGCCTATGCGTTCACCGCAGATATCGTGGATGCTGACCTCGTTGAGATGGAACGCAGCTTCGGTGTGCTGTACAAAATGCTGGGTGTTTATGGTGGCGGGGTCATTTATCCTGAAGCGCTGACCAAAGCGTACGTCACCTTCTCAACTGCTGGTCTTGTACCGAGTCCGTAAGGAGGATTTATGGCTCACAAACAAATGTGGTTTCAGGGGGACAAGCAAAACCTCTGTGTAGATTGTGGCGAAGGCTACCAGTTCACCTGTCCGAAGTCTAAACGTACCGCCGACGAGTATGTGCGTGGATTTTACACGCATACCGGAGTTATCAATCCGAACACGGAGTATGACAACTACGGCAACGAGACGCCGCAGTTCAAGGCGATGAAGGACGTCAAGGTCGGTGATTATGTTTGGCTGGTGTGCGTGCCGCCGAAGCACCGTGTGCTGGACGTGTTTGCCTACAATGACACGACCCTGATTGAACACTCACGGCTGGATTCCTTTGCGGGCATCGAGCTTGAGCTTGTCACCGGCACCTTTCATGCGGCAGACGCCGACGGTAACTGCGCCATGTTGGAAGAAACCAATATCGGCAAGCTGACCTTCCCGCAAAGTACCACGACTGACCCGGCGAAACGCCAGTTTGTGTGGAAGGCGCTTGAGGTGATGAATGACCTTGAGACATGGTATGGCGTCGGCTTCAAGGTCGTCGCTCTGCCGCATGAAGGCGCGCTTGCTGATATTGTCGGCAAGATTGGCATTGGCGCTCATACTCTTGCTTGCGAAGCACAGACCTTCCAGTATTAAGGAGGGGTCATGGACGCAGGCAAGTCAAAAATCATGGGGCTTCATGCGAAGCCCCTTGTGGGAAACCCCGGTGCGCCGGAGAGTGCAATCAAGGGGAACACCCTTTCCAAATCAGACGTGGATTCGCCAAAGAGCATGGGCTTAAAAAAGCCTTCGATGAAGGCGAAGAAATAACACCTGCCCCTTCGGGGGCAGTTCAGTACGGGAGAGACCAAATGGCAGTAACACAATACAACGATATGCAGCAGGCGTATGCGCCGAATCCGACCATTCAGGAAGGGCAGAGTTTCCGGCAGGCGTATCCGCCGATTAAATCTGATGCACCCTACCTGCTCAACCCGCACAATGGGGACGTGTTTCCGAATACCGATGAGTGGGCGAAACAGTCCGACGTGCTGGTGCCTTACTACGGCAGCGAGGGCAACGAGACCGTCACCGACCGGGTGAATGCGGTGCTTCGCGCGGCGGAGCTGAAAGCCGGGCGGACGGTGGAAGTGGATGAGGAAACCGGTGAGCTTGTACAGGAGACCGCCCAACTGGCAGACGGTGCGTCATTGCGTGCAGCGGTTGCCGAACCGGCAGCCAAAACAGAACCGGTGGCTGACGGGGAAATGGGGGCGCTGTGAGAAGCCTGTTGCTGGGGTATGCCCAAGACCTTGACGATGCTTACCCCGGTCATGAATTTTCCATATGGCCTGCTGAACAGTTGCTGCGCTTTTTCAACGAGGCGCTGTGCCTGATTGCCGCCCAGCGCCCGGATATGTTCACCGAGGAAAAGATTGTGCAGGTCGATGTGTGCAACCATTACGTCGATGCCTGTGATTGTGTGAAGGTGCTGGACGTGTTGGGGCAATGTGACAAGAACGGCAAGAATGTTCGTCCGCTTCAGCGGCGCAAGGAACGGGCGACGGTGTGGACAGGAAGCAAGATACGCACCAGCCTGACCCGCGAAATCACCTCATACGAGCTGCTGGAGAAGTCTAGCCTGATTCGCGTCTATCCCGCCAATCTTGACCCCACGGTGCCGCTGTACGTCCTTCTGCGCTGTGCGGTAGAGCCACAGGCTTACTCGCTGACTGACGCCGCTCCTGACGAGCGCTGTGCGTTTTTGGCAGCCGCCCGCCAATGGGTGTTGTACAGCGCCAAGATGATGGATGGCGAGCATTCGCAGACGATGCAGCAACAGGCAGATAAACACCGTGAGATGTTCACTGCCATTCTCGCCATGACCAAGGCGAGCGATGATGACTACGACGAGAAATATCGTGGTTATCCGGCAGCTGCGAACAAAAGAGGTTGATTATGGTTGGTAGTAAGGTATAATGCGTCGCGCCATCTAGCAAGGGCAGAAAAAGGTAAAAACGTTTATGGCGTGGGTGCCGGTGACTCCTCGGCTTGCTAGACCTACGCCGCCTTATCTTAGCCGTCGAAAGCGGGCAAAAACGAGTTATCAATGGTGGGGTGGGCGTTCCTCTGTGCGCCGTTTTCGCGCCCCACCGCCCTTTAACAGAGGTACTTATGAATAATTTAGAAGTCTTTAACGTCATCACCATGAGCAGCCGCGAGATTGCGGAGCTTACCGGAAAAGACCACGGTAACGTTATGCGTGATATTCGGGCTGTGCAGGAAGCGCTTTCTACGGATTCAAATTTGAATCCATGTATAAAAACAACGACATATGTAGGTAAAGACGGTAGAGAGTATTCCCAGTAGGAGTTGGACAAGGATACGATTTTGTGTCTTGTTGCCGGGTACGATGTTGTAGTTCGTATGCGTATTATTAAACGCTGGCAAGAGCTGGAACAGGTGGCTACTGCGAACCAACCCAAGTTGCCGCGGACTTACATTGAAGCGCTTGAGGCTTTGCTTGCTGCGGAGAAAGAGAAGTTGGCGTTGCAGGAAGCAAATGCCGAGATGAAACCAAAAGCAGAATACTTCGACCACCTTGTTGCAAGAAACCTGCTTGTAAACATTCGGGATACCGCGAAGGAGCTTCGAGTCAAGCAGAACGGGTTTGTAAGTTTTCTGTTAAACAACGGATATTTGTTCAGAGACCCGAAAGGGAAGTTGCGTCCGTATGCACAGCATACACCTGATTTGTTTGAGTTGAAGGAATTTACCAGAGGGGAATATTTGGATGTACAGACCTTGGTTACTCCGCAAGGACGCGAGACCTTTCGCTTGCTGTTGCAAGTGCCATGGTTGGAGAAAAAATGAGCGAAATTAAATTATTCACCTCCCCGCTTGGAATGGGGCGTTATTGTATTTTCGATGAAGAAGCCCAAGCTGAATCTTTTTGCGAGCAGACAGGAATTGACCTCCGTCAGTTGGGAACCTTGCCCGGTAGCGGGCAGGTAGCGACGTTTACCAAGGACGGCGAGTGGCTGACGATATTGCGGATGCGGCCAAACGACAATACTCGTGCGGGCGTGCTGGCGCTTTTGGTGCATGAGTGTGTTCATGTGGTGCAGCACTTGATGGACAACATTGACGAGAACAAGCCTTCACGGGAATTTCAGGCACGGTTGACGGAAGAAGTGTTTACGAATCTGATGCAGGCGTATTTCGACGGTAGCGACTGGTTGAAGGAAGTGGTATAGTAACTACCGTCTAGTGAAGCAGACAGGAAAAATCAGTTATGCCGGGGTGAGCGTTTCCCGATTAGCGCTGTTTCACCGCCCCGGCGCCTTTAATCGGAAACTTTATGAATAGCTTAGAAGTTTTTAACCAGCCCATGATGACTAGTGTAATGCTTGCAGAGCTGGTAGAGAAAGAACACAAGAATGTGTTGGTAGACGTGCGTAAGCTGGTTGAGTTTTATACACAAACTTACTCGGCTGAAAAATAAGCTCAGTTTATTAAATCAAGCACTTACACTGATTCTACCGGAAGAACCTTGCCGTGTTTTGAGCTTTCCAAGGATGCGTGTCTTGACCTTGTTACGGGGTATAGTCTTCCACATCGTCATGCAGTAAACCAGCGTTGGCAGGAATTGGAACAAGGTACTACGTAGACTTCTGTCCAACTACAAGTAGCTGGTGAGCTGGTCGCCCCTTCCAATAATTTCAACGCGCTGTACAGCGTCATGCGCACGATAGGGCTGGACAACAACGCTGCCGCCATTAGTGTAAATCAAGCGGTACTGAAAGTGTCAGGGGTAAACCTACTTGAGCTTACCGGACAGACACATCTGTTGGCGGCGCATCAAGAGCGCTGGTACACACCCACACAGCTTGGGCAGATGCGCAGCCCAACGATGCCACCGAAGAATTTCAACTTGCTACTTGCGGCGCATAATTTGCAGGTTCGCGTCGGAGACTTGTGGGTAGCTTTGGAAGCTGGCGAGGAATATAGTCGGCTGTTCGATACTGGCAAACGCAGAGGAAACGGAACGCCTGTGTTGCAGTTGAAGTGGAGTAGCCGGGTGCTGGATATTGTTTCCCCGAAGAAAGAAAACTGACGTTGCCTCTGTTACAATAGCCCAACCCTTGAAACGGTTGGGCTTTTTGTTTGCCCCGGAGACCACGATGACCCTTGACTGCAAGAAACCGAAAAACTGTACACCGTCCGAGCCACCGAAGCCGCATGACCCGACGCCGCCGTTCGAGGTGTGCATCGCGCTGGATTACAAACTGGTGTGGGATGGAACCCATGCCACGCTGGAGCGGGTGACGACCACGCCGGACGGGACGTACACCCTGTTCAACGTGGTGAACGGGTGCATTGTCAATCCGGGCGTGGGTGACATCCCCACTTATACCCCGCCGTACTGCAACCCGAATCCGGCAGACTGCCAGCAGGGCAACGGTTCGGTCAATATCAGTCACCAGTCGGGAAACACCATTATCAACTATGGTGACGGGTTGTACGCGCGAACCTATGTGCAGGCGGGGGCAAACATCGTGGTGACGGGTGTCGGCACGGCACAAGACCCATACATCGTGTCCGGTGGCACTGGTGGCGGTGGTATTGTGAACGTCGTGGGCGAGGGCGGCATCAACGCCCGCGTGGAAAACAGCGTCGCCTTCGTCGGTCTTGCTCCTACGGGCGTTACCCCCGGCGTGTACAACGGTTTCACCATCAATCAGTACGGGCAGGTGACGGCGACCGACAGTGCGCTGGAGGGTGCGTCTGTCGGTGCAGGTCGTGGGCTTGCGAGCCACAACGAGGGCGACAAGCTCATCATTGAACACCCGGCACAGAATATTCCTTCCAGTTTCACCGCTGGCGGCTGGCGGCTGGACTGGAATGATTCCGGGCATTTGCAGGCTGCCGTGCAGACAGCAACGCCAGCGCCGAATGGCTGCTATAACATCGGCGGTACCGAGGTTTGTATCACCGACGGTATCATCGAACGCATCGGCGACGGAGGTGGCGGCGGCAACGGTGGAGGTGGCAGCGGCGGATATGGCGGTATTCGTGATATGTATCGTATTACGGTGAACACTGAGACGTATCAAACGGGTCCGTGGGTGGAGACCTACGGGCGTGACCTGCACATGGAGCATCGTGGGTCGGGCAGTTTGACTATCGACCTGCCGGGGTATGTGCATGACATCAGTCAGGTGGACGTGAGTGTTCACCACGGCAATATCCGCAAGAGCATCAACGCGGAAGGAAAGCTGGAGCTTTCGTACACGCCGCCGTCCGCGTCGTCCGACCAGATTGTAACCGTTGTGCTGCGAGGTTGATATGCTGGCATGGGAAAGCTACGAGTTTGCGGGAATTGTCCCCCGGCTGCGCAAGAAACAGTTGCCGAAAGGCTATGCGACCGTTGCACATGATGTGGATTTGACCCACGGCACGCTCAAGTCGTTTTTGGAGCAGCGTCCGGTAAAGACTGTGCTTGCCAATCAGGTGCGGCTGTATGTGTGGGGTTGCGAGATTTTGACGTGGGACAAGTGCGTGGATGTTGCCGGGTGGTTGCCGGACTGCCCCCGCCTGTTCGTGACCGGCAACGCTGATTATCCGCAGACGCTCAATATCACCAACAAGCGGCTGACCTACCGCAGGCTGGGTGTGCCAGCGCCCGTACCTGCGCCCGTTGCACAGGCGGACAACGTGTGGAATGACCGCGCGCGCAGCACGGCATACATCACCACTTTCGTCAATTCCTTCGGCGAGGAGGGCGGGGCGTCCAATCCTTCCAACGACGTATCGACCGAAGAAGGTCAGCCGGCGCGTCTGACTTTCCGCTACAACCCGCCCGTCGAGTACGACATCAAGAAACTGCGCATCTACCGGCGGGAGACGGGTTTCCGTACCGGGCTGGAGAAAGAGCAGGAGCTGGAGACGCACTGGTTCTTCCTGACCGAACTGGACATCAGCGCCCGCGAGTACACCGATACCACCAGTATCATCAACCTTGGCTGGGCGTATGAAGGGCTGGATACCCGTGAGCCGCCAGTTCGCTTGCAGAACATCACTGCCATACCTTCTACTGCCATACTTACTGGCAGCGTACAGAACAAGCTGCTGTTCAGTCGCAACCTGCAACCGCACAACTGGCCGCTGTCACAGGAGATGACGCTGGACGACAATATCATCGCGCTGGGTGCTATCGGTAATAGCGTCTATGTGGCGACGGACGGCTACCCGTACCGGGTGCAGGCCGACGTCGGCTGTGACCAGCGTGAGTGCAGGCAGGTTCACAAATACACCCAGCCGTTTCCGATGATTAACTGCCATGTGGGAACGGGGGCAGTAACTACACCGTTTGGCTTTATCTACGCCAGCACTGACGGGTTGGTGATGCTAAACGAAGCCGAGCAGCCACGGGTGATTACCACGGAGGTGCTTTCCCAAGATGACTGGCGCCAGCTTGCGCCGCAGACAGCACGGCTCGCCTACCACAAGGGCGCGCTGTTTGTCGTAACCGACAACATCAGTTTCATCCTGTGGCTGGATGGCAACAGTTATGCGGATACCAAATACAAGAAGATGACCACCATTAGCGACGAACCGGTGGATATGTTCGAGACCCGGCAGGGTGAGCTGGTGATGCTGTTCAGGGACGGCAAGGTGAGCCAATGGAATGCGGGCAACCGTCTTCGCCCCTACAAGTGGCTGTCTGCCAACATTGACGCTGGCTTTTTGTTCGACCTGACCCGGTTGCGCGCCCGCGTGCAAGACCACGACACGCAAATCAGCATCATCAGCGACCGGGCGCAGATTTCAAGGAAGTTTCCCGTAGGCGATACCAATATCCCCTTCGGGCGGCATGGACGCCGACCTGAATTTTATGTGCTTGCCGAAGGCACGGGAGAGATTACCGAGATTGTGGCGGGCTTGTGTGTAATTGATATGGGAACGAAGGAGCAGGTGAAATGAGTTACCAGTTGGTGCGGATGCCGACGGACGAGGATGAGCTGAACCGGTTGATGACGGAGTTTGCCCCGTTTCTTGATGCGATGTACACCGCCCACGAGCGGGAAATGTTCGGCGAGCTGAATTTCTCGCTGGCGTACTGGTTCATGCTGTGGGATACCGGCGCGGGCAATTTCCTTGTTCGGCGTGACGGTGCGGGCGAGCTGGTGTTTTTGGCGATGATAACCAAGTGTCAAGATTTGTGGAATGGCAAGTGGCGCATGGAGGTTCACCGCACAGCCGTGAGCAGCGACCCGTCCATCGACGGCAAGCAGGAAGTGGAAAACGCGCTGAAGTATCTGCGGGACAACGCGGGGCTTCTTGAAATTGACCGCCTGTATTTCACTAACTACTACGACGACGGGCGCGAAGAAAAATTGCTGGTATGGAAGGTGTGAGATGCCGGGTGAGGATAACATCAACCTGAACGACTTGCTGGGGTCGTGGGGCGGCAAGCCCGATGCCGGTTTCAGCAAACAGGGAAACAAGAATCCGGTCAAGAAGGACACCACGCCCAAGGTACCTGCCGACAACCCTGCCTGCAAAAACACGGGCATAACTGACGAAGGGATTGAGCAGTCTTCGCGCTGGAAGTCGCTGTTGTCCGCCGCCATCATGGTGTACAACACGGCGAACAGCTTGCGCATGGCGCGCCTTCAGCGTGACCTCGCCAAGAAATACCTGAAGATGAGCGAGGAGCATCGGGAGCGCTACAACAACGCACACAAGCCGCTGGAGAAAGACCTTGTGCGGGAAGCGCTGAAACTGCCCAAATACAAGCGCGACAAGGAGCAGCTTTACACCGGGCAGATGCTGACCAGCGTGCGTGGCAAGAACGCCGGGCAGATTGACAAGGCGTTGTCCTGTACGGGGCGTTACTGTACCGGGTTGCGTGCGGCCATCATGACCGACCAGTTGCTGAAGCAGGCGACGCAGGAATCGCTTGTGGCTGGCATGGCACACCGCTACACCGACAAGGAAGAAATCACCCACAACAATCTGCGCTGGGAGAAGCGGGAACAGGTGCTGAAAATCGGGCGGGATATTCCGACGCAGGCGGCGAGCTTTGCCCAGCTTGCGGCAGGCATTTTCGGCGACCTCGGTACGCAGGCGGGCAAGGCGGCAGAAGGAGCGATGAGCTTTATCGCTTACGAGAGCAATCGCCAGCCGACGATGTATCCGCCGCGCCGGGGTGATATGCAGGTGAGCAGCTACCGTTACAATCCGACACCGCTTGAGGAGTTCAAGCCGAAGCCGCCGGACGTGTATGTGAAGCCGGAAGAACCGGTGCAGACAATCAAGGTTATGGGGTAACACATGGCAGGCATACCGGTAGTTGTATCGACTGGAAGGTTGGAGAGGGTAAACGATGTCTCCATCAAGGCGTTTCCTTGCCCGAAGGTAAACGACAAGGGGCTTCAGGGCGCATGGTGGTGGGCGGACAAAATCGCCATCGCTGTTGCCTTGTGGGCAACCTATGAGACATGGAAGGCCGCCAAGGAAGAATACAAGATTGGCAAGCGTTACTATGACCTCGCCCGCGAGCAATGGGACTTTTTCCTTGAGAATTACAAGCCGCTGGAAGACCAGGAGCTTGCGGAGATATGGGCAGAGCTTCCCTACGAGCCGGATTACCCCAAAGCCATAGCTGGTCATACGAATACCATAGACAAGGTTTTTAACGCCGCAGAGCGCCATAGAAGTGCCTTGTCGGACAAATATTGTATCTGCCCCGACGTGAGTCAGTTCACCAAGACGGACATCATGAAATCGACCGTGCGTGGGGATTCCGACAATTTCGCCCGCCGGTATACAGAGAAGCTGGCGCAGGAGAAAAACGACATCCGCTGGGCGCGTCGCATCGCCGCTGCCAGTCGTGGGCGCAACCTGCTTTCCGACAGCGCGTCGCTGGCGAGCAAGGCGGCGGGATTGTTCGGTGATTACGCCAAGGCGATGGGTAACGTTGCCGCAGGTGCGATGGCATTTTCTGGCTATGTGAACAACCGGATGCAGACCGAATACAACCCGGTGCGCCAGCGCATAAACGCTCGGGCGGATGTGCCGAATACCTACCGGGGATTCGACGCGCAGGCGTACTGGGGCAACGGCGACCGGATGATGGAGACAACACCACGCGGGGGCATTCCGTGGGGGCAGGTTGAGGCGAACGCGCCCTACGATGGCTCAAGCGGGGTTGCAGGTTATGACCCGACGGGATATGCTTCCACATCAACAAGATAAGGGGACACAACATGGGTGCATACATACCGGATTTGTCCGGGGCGTGGATGAAGGGGCGGGAGTACGCCATCGACCGCAACTGGAACGACCTTGCCAACTACGAAAAGATTGAAGCGGCGCGTAATGCCAACGACTTGTCGGCCATCGACATTCTCGGTCAGCGTGCGCAGTTTGGCGGGCGGATGAACATTTTTCAGAATAACGTGGACAGCTCGGCGCGGGCAAACGAAGTGGCGGAAGCTGCCCAACCGGGGCTGCTTGCCAACGCCGATGCGGGCAGTATGATGCAGCAGGACCAGCGTAGTGCGTTCATGGCAAACCGCCCGGATTATCAACAGATGCTTGCCAACACGGCGCAAGCCAACATCGGACGTGGTATCGACGCCGCTGCCGTGCAGAACAGTACCAACGCATGGTGGACGCCGGAGCGTACCGCGCAGATGGGCGTGTGGGCAGGAGAGAACGGCTACAACACGGGCATGGCGAACAACATCACCACCGCTCATGCGCCACAAATTGCCGCGCAGCAGAATGTACTGGGCGATGAACGGTTTATGAATGACCGCTTGGGGTTGCAGTACGCAAACGGCGAAATCAGCAATAACATTGCCCTGCAACCGGAGCAGCATAAGCTGGAGGGAATGCGTATCGGCAACCGCCAGTACGACGAGAAGCACTATGTGGAAGACAAGCAGGCACAGGTGGAGCGCCAGCAGCAGATGCGTCGTGACGAGCTGCGTCAGCGTATCAGTCTGCTTACCGCCGAGTGGCGGCAGATTGCCAACGACCCGACGCAGGTTGCGCGGATGCAGCAGTTGCGGATGGAAATTGATATGCTCAACCGCGAACTGAACGGACAACCGGCGGGGGCGGAGAACCTGATGGGTGGCGGTATCATGCCTGCCAACGACACGCGCGGCGGGCGGTATATTTTTCCGGTTATCGGGCAGCAACCTGCTACACAGGCGGCAGTAGCGCAATCGGCGAAGCAGTACGCGGTTACGCCGACCCCTGTGTCACAAATTTCTGCGACCCATGCACCTGCCGGGACAGTTATTGCAACTCAAACTCCGGGGCTGGTACGGGTTATTCCTTCGTATGAACAGGGTTTGCAACAGGGTGGATTTGGTGTCAAAGACTATATTGACCCGAATACAAACCTTCCTACCGGTATTGTCGAGTTGGGTATGCTGCCGGGTACGCCTGACCCGTATGCGGACGAAAATTCGCTTGTCAAATGGTGGGTAGGCGCCAAATCCCCGTATGTAGCTTCGCCTGTGAGGTAAATCATGGCACGCGGGGACAACAACGAAACCAGCCGCAACATGAGTATGGTGATGCAGGCATTGCTGAATAATGGCCTGTCACAGAATCAGGCGCGGGCTATGGCTGCGGAAATCGGACGGGAAAACAGTTTCCAGAGCAAATACCTGTGGGGGTATCACAAAGACCCCCACAACGGCGCGGTGAACATGGGGATTATCTCGTGGCAGGGTCCACGGGCGCGCCAACTGGACACTTTCATGCGCAGCAAGGGGTTGATGGATGGTAATCGGATGGAGCAGTCGCAGCGGGCGCTGGATGCGCAGGTGGCGTTCATGCTGCACGAGATGCGCACCAACAAGGCATACGCGCCGACCAAGCGGGCATTCCTTGACAACCCCAACGTGGATTACACCACCGCTTACCGGGTGCTGGGCAAGAATTATATCGGCTGGCGCATCGACGACCCCAAGTATGCGCAGGGACACGCCACCCGCGACAACTGGTATCGCCGTGCAGGTGGCGTCGTGCCGCAGGATGGCGGGGTGATTGCGCCAGCGGGCGAGGGTTATTCCGCACCAGCCTCCACACCGGAGCGCAGGCAGGATTTCAACCTGATGCCGGAACGCAACACGGTCGTCGGCACCTTCGGCAACGTGACTGCCAGCAACGATTTTCAGAATGACCTGTATGGTGATGTTGCGGCACAAGGACTACCGCCGGAGAAAGAGGCGCTGGCGACGACTGCCGCAAACACCATCAACGATATTTACAACAAGGTTTTCAACGCGCCATTGGTGAAAACGGAGAATACCGCTACAATCAATGCCCTGATGAACATTTTTGACACTCTGGACGTTTCCGATGGCAGCCAAAACTTCGTATGAAACCCCCCTTTCCATGCCGAACCTGCCGGACATGGACGCCAACCTGTTTGGCGGCGTGGCCGGTGGCGTGTTCAACCAAAACGCCGACGCTCTGAATCCGAAGCTCATCGAGCCGCCAAATGCGCAAACAGGCGCAGGAAACAAAAGCCCCGGTGCGCAGGCGCTTGAGCAGATTGAAAAGCAAAAGGCGGCAGACGAAAAAGCTGCCCGTCAGGCGCGTGAGCAGGCTGCACGCGATGCGGAAGTGGCAGAGCGCGCGCACATCCAGCGCATGAACCAGCTTGAACGCGAAAGCAACAAGCGGATGCGTGCCTACGAGAAGGAAAAGAAAGAGCGTGAGAAGCAGCTTGAGGAAAAGAAACAGCAACAGGGCGGTATGCTGGGTGCCGGGCTGGACGGTTTGTTTGTCATGGACAAGGCGGTGGACAACCTACTGAAAAATCCTGAATGGCAGGGCATCAAGTCCAACTTGCAACGCGACGACGAGGCGGAGCTGTGGCTGGATGAATATCGCAAGCAGTTCGAGGCGCAGGGCATTCCCAAAGACCGCATCGACAACGAAATCAACGTTGCCCGCAACAAGATTGCCGCTGACACCGCCGCTTACAAGAAAAAGATGAGCGACGACGGGCGTGACCCGTTGGACCTCGTAACGTCGCTGGGCAAAGCCAGCCGCAACACTTACCGCACTATCGGCCTGTGGACTTCCGGGCTGTGGGCGGACAGCGACGAGGAGGTGCGCAAGTGGGCGCAGGAGGAGCAGGAAAAGATTGATTCCATCAACCAAACCTACTCCGACCGCATTCTGCTCGACCAAGCCAACTACCAGTACCTCGCTGCCAAGCGCAAGGAGCGGGGCGACGAAGGCTTTTTTGGCACCATCGCTGATGCATGGAACTCGGACAGCATCCTCTCAACCATTATCGACACCGCCGGTTACACACCGCAGGCGGTGCTGACCGGCGCGCTGGCAGGCAAGGCGGTTGGAGCGCTGGGCAAGATGACCGGCGCCACGGACAAAATCGGCAAGGCGCTGGGAGTGCTGGACACGGCGGCTGCGGCAGAAGGTGCGGGCGTTACGACCAAAATCGGTGCGAAGCTCGCCGGACACCTGATGGCGTCAGAAACCGCAGGTGGCATGGGCGCCACGGGTTTGTTTGCGGCGACCGATGCGGGCGGCGGCGCTTACGACAGCGTGATGCAGACACCGACGGAGAAAATTCGCGCCAACTATATCCGTGATTTCGGCGAAGACAACTGGAACAGTTTGGTTAAACAAACCGGCAGCGAAGAAAACGCCAAGAGCAACCTTGCCGTTCGTGCATCCAAGGCGGCAGGCGGCTGGGCGTTTGCGATGGGTTCGCTCATCGGCGCCGCCGGTCTTGAGACCACCATTCTCAAGGCGGGCAAGGTGGGGATGCGCGGGCTTTCCACCAGCACCCGGCTGATGACGGTGGGTGCAAACACCCTGTCCGAAGCGATTGAAGAAGGCACCACACAGATTTCACAAAACCTCGGCGCGCAGAAATACAACGACGTTGGCACCTTCGAGGGCGCCAGCGAGATGGCCGCCATCGGTGCCATCGCCGGGATGGGCATGAGTGCAGGTACGCAGGTCGCAGGCTCCGTCGGCGGCAAGGTAGCCAACCACATTGCGCCCAAATATAACCCTGATGCGCTTGACCCGTCCAAATACGTTCCGAACGGCACGCTGGATTACGAACGCTACCGTGAGGTGTTCGGCAACCAAATGGACAACATCGCCCGTATGCGACGCAAGGCAGGCGATACCGAAGACCGTATCGCCAGCTTCCAGCAGATGGCGTTTAACAATGTGGTGGACAGCAACGCCGAGGGCAAGGCGACGTTTACGCCTGAACAATGGCAGCAGTTTCGCGATTACATCAAGCAAGCCTACGGTATCAACAGTAACGACTACGCGACGGTAAACGACAGCGCCATCCGCGATGCGTGGATGAGCGGTGACATCGGCAAGATGCAGGCGTATGTGGATGCCGACCAGACCGGCATGGCGCAGAACGCGATGATGGCGTTCCGCATGAAGTACAACATCGACCCGCAGAGCGTGCCTGACCAGTCCAAGGCGTTTGCCACCCGTCTTGCACAGGCGCTTGACCGTCAGATGACCTTGCCAACTGATGTTGATACCAACGTTCGCTACCAGCAGACCGACGGCTATATCCGTGCGACCATCGTGCCGGATACCACCCTCACGCAGGATGACAAGAACGCACTGGCCGACACCCTGTACAACCTTACCGATGCCAACCAGCGTCGCCTGACCGATGCGGAACAAATTGCCAAGAACAACAGCCAACCCGGAGCAGCAACCAATGGCACAAACCCGAACAACCCAAGTCAGCCCGGAGGACAGGGCACGGCTGCAACAAATGCTCAACCAGTCGCAGGAAGCGGCGCTCAAACTTCAGGACAAACAGCAGGAGCAGCAGGCGCAACAGCCCAAAACATGGGCAACCCTGCCGCAGGAGCGGCGGGAGGATATAGTGCTGAAAGCGCTGGAAATGGTGCTGCACGGCAAGGAAATCAGCCCGGCGGTGGGCAAAACGCTGCCGCCCAAGCTGCTCAAAATACTGGAGGAGCAGCGCAGTCATCTCATACTGTCGCGCAACAAGGCGCTCCAGCCCCGGCTGGAAATGCTGGTATCGCGACTGCGAGCCAAGGGATTGCTGGACAGGCCAACCAAACCGTCCAATCCGCTGGACAGCCTGTCACCGGAACAGCGCAAACGGCAGGAAGCGGCGGAAGCGCTGGAGCTGCGACGACAGAACGCAATCCAATACGTCGAGGCGACCAAACTGTTACCCAAAAGAACGACGTAACACCTGCTTACCCGCAAGACCGCATTACTCCTGAATACGAGCAGATAAAACGCCTGTCTTATGACATGGATGTTTCCCCCACAGAGACATCCAAAATTTTGAATTACGACGAACGGTATATCGTAATTTTGGATGTAAATGGCGTAGCAGTACCTTTTTACCGCAGCACCGGCAAAGGAGGCAAAACGGACGTCAAAGCGGGCAAGTGGTATCCGTTTTTCGGTATCGGTACAGGCGACAGCGCAGTAGGCACGCGGCTGTACTGGATTATCAAGACGGGCGGAAAAGGTACGCGCGCGCATCCGGAGCTGAACATGAACGACTACTACGGCAGTCCGTCCATGAGAAAGTATGCGGGGATGCTGGACCGTGTATATCCCGTAGATGTGCTTTCACAGATGACCGGAATGCCGCAGCTTAGGGCGGAAAGCACCTTTTTGCGGGACGCAAATGGCAAGCACATCAGGCTGGCTTCGCCTGACCCGGTTACAGGCGACATTTACGCGGGAGAACTGGCGCCGAATTACAAAGCGTTTATTCTGCGGATGCAAGAGCTTGTCGGCGGACCGATTGCGAATGATGACGTGCAGGGTATAGAGCAGCGCATTATGGACATGGTTGCCCGGGTAGAGCAGCAAGCCCCGGCACCTGCCCCGGCACCTGCCACCACGCAGGCACAGGCGCCGTCTGCCGCACTCGCCCCCCATGCGGACATGGAAGACGTCATGCAGGTGTGGGGTGGCCTTGGCACCAACCAGCGCAAGTATTTCAACAACGACCCGAACGAACTGCTGCGACTGGTGCAGGCCGAAGAAGGTGAGGGCGCGACGACAAACGCTGCCAAGGGCAAGCGTGGTACTACCCAGTCTGCCATGCGAACCATCGTGCATGAGGTGCGCAACGTGGCAAACGACCCGCGCCGGGCGCTGGAACGAATAGTGCGCGCACAGAAACAGGCGAGCGCCAACAGCGAACACATCGAGGCGTTTGCCCGTTTTCTTGAAACGAAAGACAGCGGCATCGCTGCCGCAAACATCAGCAAACTGGCAAACGCGACAGCAACCGTTTACGGGCTGCCAGCCAATGGCAACAAGGCGGAGTACGCTGCCAAGCTGCTGCTGGACATCGGCGCGGTGGACGAGGCGATACTGCCTGCCGTGCTTGCCATCAAGATGCGCGACACCAAACTGGTCAATCCTGACACGGGCGAGGTGAAGGAATGGGTGGCAGCCATTCCCGGTGTACTGGACAACTGGAAGAAGAACAACAATATCACCTTGCAGGAAACCCGCCCGCCCGTGCTGGATGACGAGACGCTGCTGGCGGTTGCCACCAACGCCATCAGCCGGTATGCAGGCAAGGAACATCCTGACGTGCAGGCAGCGCTAAGTACCCTGTACAAGCGCATGACGACCCCGGAAGCGCGGAGCAGCATCCGTGCGGCGAAAGGCAAGGCGTTGCTGTTGCAGAATCTGCTGGCTGCACGCCGGGCGGGATATGACGTGCAGGAAGCTGTTACCAGAGCCACGGAACCCAAAACGTCCGGGCGCGGTACTGACCGCTCGGCAGACGCCTTGCGCTTGCTGGACAATGCGGAGCAGATGTTGCAGGCGCAGGAAACGACTGATGCCGTCCGTGCCGAAAACTGGCTGCGCACCACGCCGGTTGATACCTACCGCCAATGGGTACGCGACTACACCCGCCGCAACCGGGCGAACCTGACCGACACGCTGCGTCCTGCGGAAACTGCCATGCAGCGCAAGGCGACTCGTCTGACACGCGAGAGCAATTACGAGCAGCGCGTCGTTTACACCGACCTTGTGGCGGACACCATCGCAGACGTCATGCAGGACATGGCGCGCTACGGCGAACAGTACGCGCTGCCGTTTGTTCGCTCCCGCAGCGGTGTGAACGAGCAAACCGGCGCGCCGAACCTGTCGGTGAATGCTGCCAAACAGATTGCCCAAGCTGCGCAGACGGTATCGGACGCCCTCCGGGAAGCATGGCTGCAAGGCACCCTGTCGCCCGCCAGCGCCACGCAGACGGCACGTAACACCAGCCCCGCACCTGCTGCATCACCCGCACAGGTAGAAGCCCCTGTAGCGCCAGAGATGCAGCCGCAGGAAGATTTCGAGCTGCGGGAAGACTCGCTGGGCGCGGAACCCGTCACGGAAGAGATGGGCGACCTCTCGGATACTGGCGAGACCGCAGCGCTTGAGGATGTTGCCGAAGGCATCGTTGCTGCTGACGAGGCTGCCCGACCGGTGCAACCTGCCAAACCGCTTAACCGTTTCCAGCGCAAGCAGGCTAACCGGTTCGCCCTCCGTGCAGGCGTAGCGGAAAAGCAGGAAAGCTATGGCTACCAGCCGACAGGCAAGGCGAAGGCGGCGAAGAAGGCGAACGCCAACAAGGCGCGCATTCGTCGCGAGGTGCAGGAAGCAGCGCGCAGACAACAGGAAACGCTGGAAGCTGCAAAGAAACAGCGGGTGAGCGAAATGCGCTCGCTGCTGGGCGCCGCGCTGCGCAACGCGCCGGGAAAACAAACGCAGCGCATTCAGGACATCGCCAGCGAGAATGTGCAGACCGCACCGCAGACGGAAGCCGACATTGCGGCAATCGTTGCGACCATCGCAGAGGCGGCGGGTGTGGGCGAAGATGTGGTGGCCGACATGGCGGAAGACATCGTGGCGGCTGATGACAGCATCTACGAGCTTGCAGATTTCGGTACGCTTGCCGTCGAAAACGCCGTGGAAATAATGGGAGAAGAGAATGAAGCCTATGACGAAGCCGCAGACGAGAGCAGAGAGACTGGTGCAGAAAGTGGCACAACTGACACCGACCAGCAGGGAGGAAGCACAGAAGACACAAGCGCTGCTGAAGAAGTGGCGCGAGGGGTGGCGCGGCGGGTAATCCGTGCAAGACGCACCAAGCGGCGTGTAACCCGCTTCGGCGGCTTTGCCAATCAGGAAGACGCTTACAACGCGCTTCAACCATACTTGTTCCGTCACCCGCAGACGGTGGAAGAGCTGGACAGCCTGCTGCAGGAAGTGGCAGACAACCTCGGCGTGGAAGCCTCCCTTGTGGGTGAATACCTTGCCCGTGAGTGGGGGATGCGCAGTGTGGATGACTTCAGTGACGCCAGCACCATTGATGCGCTGGACATGGTGTACGATGCGCTAAACGACATTTGGGTTTACACCGGAGAACAAAATGCAACCCGACAAATTGAAACTACAAAACGCCTCACGGGCGCTCGCTCAATTACTGCCGACAGACGACGCCTCACACGACAATCTCAAGAGCTTACTGGCGCGCTGGCAAGAGCGCTACAACCAAACCTCACCGGCGGGGCATACGCGGAAATAACCCGTGCGCCAGCACCGGCGCGCCTGCTTTCGCCGCCTGTTGCGGAAATCGTCGCTGCTTTTGGCGGGGAAACCTTCAATCTTGCCGACATTATCGAAGCGACCGAAAACCGCGAGGGCGACAAGTCGCCGACGCTGGGAGAGCTGGCGCCGGAAGACAACAACGCACCACGACCGGTCATCGAGCTGACGGTAAACGGCAAGACTCATCGTGGACGTCTGTTCCGTTGGCGCGACCGCAAGGGCGGGAAGAACCGTCGCCATGTGGTGTTTGTCCACGATGGCGACGCTTTCGGCATGAAGGGCTGGAACGACAAATGGATTGATTTCGGCAACGGCGTTACCCGCAAGCGGGTGGACAGCATCAACGCCAACGAAGGCGTGCAGATAACCGTTTTGCCGGAGCAGGAACAAACCCAAACACAAGCTGAACCCGCAGCAGCGCCGAAGAAAAAACGCGGCAAGCGTGCAGACAGCCAGCAAGATTTATTTACACAAGGAGCAGAAAATGCCACAGTTGATAACGACGAAGTTTCAGCCGGAACGACCGATGAAAGAAGAGAAGACGCCGTGGGGGACGTATCAGCGTCCGATGAGCGACAAGGAGATAGCCGTCAGCAAGATGAAGTCGATGATGAACAGCGGACGTCAGAAAGTGCTGGGGAGCAAGTTCCCGGACGAAGCGTAACAGACGAAGGAGAAAACGCTTCGGGCGAACCGGCGCTGGCAGAAGTCCCGCAGGGCATCGACATAACGGCCGAGGAAGCAGAGAAAATCAGCCGGGATATCCTGACGCTCGAAGAAAAGGCTGCGCTGCTTGCAACCAGTACGGAAGGCGTCGGCGACCAAAACGACTTCATCGCGGAAGCGCTTTACAATTACGAAGACGCGCTGGAGGCTTACACCAACGCCAAGGATTCTCCGGTGCTCCGTTCGGCGCTTGCAAAGATGGCAGACCCGAACACGAAGAAACGCACACAGTTCAGGCAGGCTGACCTGTTTGAAGGTTCAGGACAGCAAACGCTGGAGAGCCGCCTGACAGATGACGAGCGCCAGCAGTTGCAGCGGATTGTCGATGAAGCAAATGAACTTCTGCCGGATGAAGAAACTGAATATACCAGCGAATCCTTGCTGGCTGACAGCGCTTTTGAGCAGTCGGGTGTTTTCAAAAAACTGGAATCTGCCGCACAGAACTTCCTGAAAAAGGTGTGGAATGCGCTGCGTAACACCGTCGCTGCCGTCAGCATGGCGCTTGCCGTGTCGCTGGGGACAAACGTTGTCATCAGCCAGCCTGCCGAAGCGGCAACCAGCCTGACCCCGGCTGCGGGCGAGGTAGTGATGACGTCCGCCGCCAAGGCGACGCTTGACCACATCAACGAAACGTCTGACAACGGCGGGAGCCCGTTCATTATCGCCGACAAAAAGGCAGGCAAGCTGTACCTGATGAACGCAGAGGGCAAGGTGGTGGACACCACGCCCGCCCTGTTCGGACGCGACACATCAGATGCCGCCCGCACCGACCGGGTGACGGGTGCAGGCAAATACGACCTGACCTACAACCGCGACCAACGTCTGCCTTCAGGTTACGAGGGCAGCGTGCAGTCATTCGACACCGGCACGAACGGCGAGACGTTTGCCATCCACCGCGTCATCGACGTGAAGGGCGAGAACCGGAGTGGTCGGCTGGCAAGCGCCACCGCGCACGACAACCGCATTACCCACGGCTGCATCAACGTACCGGCAGAGTTTTACAACCAGCATCTGGACGGCGAGCTGGGGGCGGTGCTGTATGTGCTGCCCGAAACCGCCAACTGGCAGGGTAACCTGTACCAGCCGACGGCGCGACAAGCCGCACAGGGCGCACCAACTGCCAGCCTGCAATCGGTGCAGACCCCCGGGGGCGTGATGACCCGCGAGCAGGTCGAGGCAATCGTCGCCGCCCAAACCTACAACCCGCAGGCGCACGTCGCGCCCGCACAGGACAGCGCCAACAGCCGTGGCGTGGAGCTGACCCCGGCGGAGTGGGTCGAGGCGCTTGCCAACCAGCCTGCCGTCACCCGTCAACCGGCGGTGGCAACTGCACCGGCGCGGGTGAGCGGGACGGAATACACCGGGCAGGTGGCGTTTATCGACCCGGTAGTGGTCGGTGGCGTGTCCAGCAACCTGATGGAAGTGCCGTTCAACCAGCATACCCCCGCAGAGTTGCAGGCAAGCGGCGTGTGGGATACCCAGCCGGTAACGGTTCGTGCCAGCGACGGCACGGGCTTGTCCGATACGGCGATATGGCTCGCTGCCGTGTTCGCCGGGAGCGGCTACATGGTGCATCGGCGTGCTTCCAGAAAACGCGGCTTGCGCCGGGAAGCCCGCAAGGCACGCGAGGAAGCCAAGCGCGCCGCTATGGCGGCAGAAAACATCGAAGCCAGCCAAGAGGCTGCCGACGAGGCTGCAAGCCCCGTCACGCCCGCACAAACGCAGGAAGCGGCACAGGAGCAGGTGCAGGAGAACCACAACAACGCGGCAGAAGCTGCACGCGAGGCAGGCACACACAACCCGGCGCCGGCAAATCTGCAAGCCGCACCGCAGAACATTGAGGGGGTGTTTACCGACCGGGAGCAGTGGATTGAATCCCTTGCCCGTCGCTGGGCGAAAGACCCGCAGCAGTACCAGCAGTTGCTGGAGATGATGGCGACGTTCGATTACCGCTTGGGCGAGGTGTTGTCTGACCGCGCGTACCAGCAGGTGCGCGAAGGACACTTCGACGTCCGCCGTCGCTGGACGGGAGACCAAACCGACGAAGAACGCCTTGGCTGGCGCCAGTGGTTCATGAATATGGCAGGCGGCGCGACGATTGCCTTCGACAATATGCTGCACAAATTGGGAAGCGCCGCGCTCGGCTACGAGGCGGACAGCGCCATCGCCACGCAGGCGCTGGCGCAGGTGCGGTCAAAGTCTTCAGGCGCGTATGCCCGCATCCACAAGTTTTACATCGCGCCTCTTACCCGCAAGACGGAAATGCTGGCGCAGCAGTTGCGTCGCGGACGGGGCGAGGTGGAGACCGACACCGGGCGGCTGAAGACGGTACTGCACATCCTCAATGAAGGCGCGAGACATCAATGGGCGCAGTCGCAGGCTTACATCGACGCGCTTCAGGAACAGTTGCTGAACACACACGAGAAGATTGCCAAACTCGCCGTCGGTGAGCCGGTTCGTCCTGCATGGGAAGAAACGGCACGCAAGCTGCAAAAGGAAATCGACGAACGCATCGAGCGGCTGGCGCGGGCGCAGGCGATGTTCGAGGGGCGCGAGGTGTGGGATAAGGAGACACCGCTTCCGGGCGGATTCACCCGCGCGCGGCTGGAAGAAGTGCGCGACAAAATTCAACAGAAGTACGGCGAGAACTACCAGCTTGTTGCAGACCACGCGCAGGAGTTGACGGAGGCCATAAAGGGCATCCGCAACATGGCGGCTGCCGCAGGGGTTATCACCACGGCAGAGCTTGAGCTGTACAACCGCATCGGTTTCAAGGAGTATGTGCCGCTGTATGCCCCGCAGGAAGACCCGCGCATCGTGGACGAAGACCTTGCGCAGGTGCGGACGTCGCTAATGGACCGCATCATGGAAGGCTTGCCGGTGCAGCAGGCGCGCAGTGCCGGGCTGATGCGCGACCTGTCGCAGTTTGCCCGTGAAGGCTCAACAGTTGAGGCGGAAGACGCCTACACCAACATGAAGGTGTTTGCGATGAACACGGCGGGCCGCATCGGCCAGCAGCCGTGGTTGCAGGCGGTGCAGCAGTTGCACGAAGGCACCATCGGCAAGCCGTACTCCGTGGCGGGCAACCTGTCGCCACAGGAGCTTGAGGCAATCAACAAGGACGTCGAGGGCAAACTGCCGGGGCTGATTCGCGTGCGTCCGGGACGGGAAGACTATCTGCCGCGTGAAATCAAGACGAAGATTACCCGTGACAACACCCGCATCCGTCCCATCCGCGCCAAGGGCATCAACCAGTTCGGCGAGGTGGTGGACTACCACTACTACTTCACCGACCGCGCCATTCAGAACGAGGTGTATCACAACTCTGACGTAAGCGAATCGACCATGATGCAGTTCCTGCGTGGTGCTGGCACCATCACCCGGTTTGCCGCCCGCATGATGACGACCTTCAAGCCGGTGTGGAACGCCTACAACTGGGTGCGCGATTCGTTCGAGCGCATCTCCATCATGCTGATGCGTCCGGTCAAGGACATGAACGGCAACATGGTCGGCAAGTGGACGCTTTCTGGGCATTACTTCCGCCACCTCGCACGCCTCGGTGCGAGCATCGACGCGCAGAACGAGATTTACCGTTACCTCGCGCAGGGCGAAGTGGTGACGGAGCTGCAACGCACGCTGGACGAAGCGGTGGCGTTAGGCGCCATCAACCTGATGACGACACAGACTGACAAGCACTCCATCATGAGCGAGCTGAAGAAGTCGCACATCGACCGGCTGGCAGAGAACGTGTCCCGCTTACTTGGCGCGGGTGCGAACAAAATTGGTGCAGGGCGCGCCAAGCAGGCGGGTGTTGATGCGCTGGAGTTTTATGTACTGCGTCTGACCGAAGTGCCGCAGGTGACGACCGCGCTTGCATCCTACATGGCATACAAGGACGCGGGTGTGAACCAGCACGAGACGGCAAACCGGGTGCGCGACCAGTTCGACCCGATGCGCAGCCGCAACGAGGTGGTGCGCAACCTGACCACGATGTATCCGTTCGTGCGCTCAACCCTGTCAGGACACTACAACCTGATGCGGACGTTGAGCGAGTACTGGCAGCCGGGCGAACGGCTGGGGACTGCGATGTATCTTGCAGGCGGCATCGCCGGGATGCTGACGATAATGGCGCTTGCTGCCGGAATGCTCGGCGATGACGACGATGGCGTGCCGAAAGTGGCACGTTTGCCCGCTGCCGTGCTGATGAACGGCGTGCCGCTCAAAACGCCTTTCGGTGGTGTGTGGAGCGCACCTGTCGGCTTCGGCCTGCCCAAACTGCTGTGGGGTACGGCTGCCAACCTGTACAAGGTAATGCACGGGCAGGCGTCAGGTACGGATATGTTCCGCAGCATGGTCGGGCTGGTGGTGGACAACACCTCGCCCATCAACACCGCATCTGGTGCGGCGTTTGACGAAAACCCCGTTGGCGCTTCCATCCTCTCCATCGCCCCTCTTGCGGCCATTCCGCTGGTAGAACTCGCCACCAACACCAAGAGCTACACCGGCGGCAAGATTTACAACCGTGACACGCCGAAGGGCGAATACGATTCCGAACAGGACAACTTCACCGTGCCGGAAGCCTACAAGGGGCTTGCCAAGTGGATGCGCAAGGAGCTGGGCATCGACCCGCGTCCGGAAACGCTGCGCCACCTCATCGAGACATTCAGCTACGGACCACTCAAGGCAATCCCGCAGTCGCTTCTCAACGACAAGGGCGAAAAGACCCTCGGCGCACAGGCGACGAAGGGCGAGCTGGCAGGGGCGTGGGTGACGGCGCTGGGTGCGGACATGGCGTGGTCGCCCAACGCGCTCAATGACGAGAATCGCGCGCGGCAGATGGTGGAAGAACAATATCCGGTCGTCACGCAGTACGGGGTAACACTCAACGCCCACGGCGACGCTGCCGCGCAGAAGAAGCAGTATGGCATCTCCAACAAGTCGCACTACCAGAAGGCGGAGCTGGTGCGTGCCAAGCTGCTTGCCGCCGGTGCGCCACCCGACGATGCGCAGTTTGTGTACGACACGCAGGTGTACGAAAAGGATATGCAGGACGCGCGTGACGAGCTGAAGACGGCCGCGATGGAATACATGGCGGTGCGCAAGGAAGGTCGTGACGACGCGCAACTGCGCCAGCGTGTGGCAAACGCCAACGCGAAGATGCAAAATATCACCCAAACCTATCTGAGGAAGCAAAACCGCCATGCGCTTGAACTGCAATCCGTTTACTGATGGACGCCCCCGCTGCCGGGTGCCGCTCATCGAAATCTGCCCGGCAACCAGCCAAATCCGGCTTGACCTGTCGCTGTGTGACCCGTGTTCCCCGTCCACCCTTGCGTTGCTCATCCGCAAGGGTGGATGTGCGGAGCGCGTGTTGGTGTGCGAGCAGCCCGAACCCGTGCCGTGCGGCTGCTGCCCGCAACTGCCGCCCCGCCCGCACTGGGTGGAAGTGCCGCGTCCGTTTGTGATTTATCCGCTGCATGAGGTGGACTGCAGCGGGCTTGCCGTGTTCGTGCTGGACGAGGCGATGGAAACTCTCGGCGCCGGACGGCTGGAAGCGGTCGTGTTGCTGGCGGTGGATGACACCTCGCCCGCTGCCCGGTACGAGGCAGACGGCGTGTGGTACGGCGAGACGGACGTCCGGCTGGACGTGGACTACCGACCCTACGCCCTGACCCTTGCGGGCGCTGGCACACTCAATTACGCAGCAGAAAGGGGGTGCTAGATGTATGTGCCGCTCTACGGGTTTCAGGCAGACCTGACTGAAACACTTGCCCGCGACGGGCGCAACCTGCCAGTCAGCAAAAAGGCGTATAGCCTCCTGCTTTCCCGCCTTGCCGACGGCGACTGGTCGTATCTTGAGCTGCGGCAGGGGCGCGTATCGGAAGTGGTACGTGCCGAAAACGTCTGCGGGCGCATCGTGCTGTCGCGCGGGCAAGCCTGCACGCAAATCAACTGCTACCCGTGCGGAACGCCGGTGTTTTTCATCATGACCAAGCAGGGCGTAAAAGACGCCGTATGCCAAATGACCGACAACGATTGCATCAATGGAGACTGTCCATGAGTGGCAAATACAAGGGCTTTGAAGGTTTTAATTCCGACCTGACCGACAAGCTGGACAAATCGGACACCGACCTGCCCGTTCACGAGCAGCACCTTGCCGTACTGCGCGGGAGACTTGCAGACGACGGCGATTACACCTTCCTCGTACTGAACGACGGCACGCAGTTTGAAGTGGTACGCGTAGCCAACCACGGCGGCTTTCTCAAGCTTACGCGCGGGCTGGAAGAGACCGCGCCTGCCAGCTTCCCCGTCGGTACTTGCGTCAGATGGGAGCTGACACCGGCTGCCGTGCGCGATATAGTCTGTCAAATGGAGTGTTGTCCATGAGCGCTGTTTTTTCCAAACTGATAACGTGCATCCTGATGCTTGTTTTTGGCGTGCTTTTTGCATTCCACCAAATGCCCGATTACTACCACATGACGCCAAACGATTCCTACCGCTGGGCGGTAACACTTTTGGCGCTGTCGTTCGCCCAGTCGATGATGACGGTTGCCGCAATCGCCGGATGCGCCCGCTGCCGGGTGTGGAGCGACTTCCTTTTGCAGGTCACGGGCTTGGTGTTTATAATCCTCGGCGGTTTGTTCAGCGCGACCTACCCGCCTTTCTCGTGGGCGATGTGGGTCTTTCCGCTGGCAGGCATACTTTGCCTGACAACCGGTCGTGATTTCAGCCGGTACTCAAGAAACAAACTGATGGAAGAAAGCAGGGATGGTTAATGCACGATTTTTTCACCACACACACCAATATGGTTGCAGGTGTCGGCACAGCGCTGTTTGCCGTGCTGGTCGGTACGCGCTGGAGTGAAATCGGTTTCAGGGATTACCTCATCATCGTGGTACTCGCCCTGCTTGCAACAGCCTTTGCCGTCGAGCGCTGGATGAATAACGCCACGCCCGTCACCTGTGCGCTCACAGGCTTTGCCGTTGGCTACCTCGCCGATGACGTATATATCAACATCAACGCCACCCTGCCGGACTTCATCAAGCAGGTGGTTGGTGAAGGAATGCAATGGCTGCACAACAAGATACGCACCATGCTGGGGCTTGAGCCGAAGGATGGCGACGAAGACGATTAAGCCCTCCGCGAGGAGGGCTTTTTGTGTTAATCTTTTTCTATGGAAGGGTCTTTCGGCTGCACCGGGAAACGTTCATCTAGCATCGTTATGAATTCTCCCCAGTCGTCATACCGCTCCATCAGGGTTGCGATTTCCGTGACCCTTTTTATTAGCGCCGGGTAGCCAACATCCCCCGTTAAAAACTGGTGCATCTTGCCCTTCCTTTTGTGGCGCTTCTGTTCTTCTTTGAGCTTCTATCTGATGCCTGGTGTAAGCCGGTCGTAGATAATATTGTTGGTGTCGTGTCCGAGAAACGACGGGTAAACGTGCTTCTCGTTCGGGTATGGCACTTTCCGCAGGCGACACAACTGCTCGTAGTAGTGGTCGTCGAAAGTTTTTGTCCGCTCACGGATATTCTTGGCAACCATTTTGGCAAGCGTGTCCTGTAGTTCATGTTTGTCGCGCTTCTTGTCATGCCCGGTAGCTTCGTCGATAAGCGCTACAATAGCGACATCGTTCAGCGCTTTGTTCAGCGCTATAGCTTTTTGAATGGTTTGCTGCTGCGCAGGTGTGAGCTTAGTGTCACTATGCACCCCGGCTGTGATGTACAGCCAGCAAATCTTGGTCAAGAGGCTTGCATCAAAACCATCTTTCTCTGCCCCGGATTTAGTGATGTACTCTATTGGTAGCAGCTTTTCTCGTAGAGAGGGCGTAATAAACGGCTGCAAGTAACCCGCATCTACGAAGGCTGGCAAACCCTCTGCCCGTGAATTGCCCCTGTATGGACGCCCGAGTGCCGTGAAAACACCAGTACGGGTGATTATTCTCCGACCGTCGTCTAGCACCGCTACTTCAATTTCTGTGTCCAGCAAGGTCAAGTTACCTTCGTCTGTAGCCAAAACTTGGGACGCTAGCTTTCTCCGTTGGTTTGCCAGATTTTTAGCGGTTACAATGCGCTCTGCTTTTGTCTTTTTTGCTTGGGCGGCTCTACCACCCTTGGCGTTGTTTGGTATTTTTTCATGTGTTCCTCGAAAAATTAGTAAACGCCCATGCTCTGGCGAATTAGATAATATCCTAGCCGCTCGTGGTAGTAAACTAAAAAACGTTGGTCCAGGTTTAACGCCTCGATTTAATTTGTGTTATTTTTTAGCTGTTTTTTATAAGTTATTGTTTTTCAACAACATCATGCAAAAACGTTGGTCCAACCAGTAACTACGCTGGTTTACGCCAAGTTCTACAAAAATTACACTACCACTATATTGGACGTTTTTTGCTATGCTATACTCCGGCAAAGGCAACAAAAGGAGTTCACATGAACAACTACAAGAACTGGCTGCTGCTTGCGGGAGTGCTTGCCCTGCTATGGGTCGGCTACGACGCAGGAAAACACGCCGGGCGTGATGAGATGAGCGTCAGAGTACGCGACGCCGAAGAACAACTTGCGACAAGCAAGCGCCTCGCGCAGGAAGCGGCAGATGTCCACGCCAGGCAGATGAGCGAGGCGAGCCGTCTGTACCAGCAGGCAAAGGCGGAAGCGGAAGAAAAGCAGCGTGAGCGGATTGTACGGGTGGAGAAAATTGTGGAGAAGCCCGTTTACCGCAACGACTGCATCGACAAGGAAGGGCTGGACGAGATTAACAAGGTGATTAAAAACTCCCGGTAAATACCGGGGGTTTTGGTTATTCTTCAGGCAGCTCAAACTTTGGTGCCGTAGTGTCAAGCATTTCAAAAAAGTGGTCTTTGTCTTTGGCGAGTTTCAGCAACCCGCACACCAACCTCATGTGTTCTCGTAACGCAGATACTCCCCGGTCTCCGCTAAGTGATTGGTGCATTTTTCCTGCCTTCTCGTGCTTCTTGGCTTCTGCTTTGAGCGCCGGGCGCAAACCGGGGGCAATGCGGTCGTAGATTATGTTATTGGTAAGCGTACCGAAGAAAGAGGGAAACTTGGTGTCTCCTTTCTTGGGCGGAAAGGGCAGGTCGTATAGCTTGCATAACCCTTGATAATAATCTTGCGGGAAGGTCTTGACCCACGGACGGAGTTCTTTGGCAATAAAGGCTTCCAGTATTTCTGCGAGCGCGTCTGCTTTGCGCATATATTGGAAGCCGGTAGCTTCATCGACGAGGGCTATAACACCTACGGTTGCGATTGCACGTAAGATTATTTCTGCCTGTTGTGCCGTTGCCAACTGGTTGGCCGATTCGATTACACCTTTTTCTCTCGCCTTTAAGTAAAGGTCGCACACATTCGGGACTATACGAACATCAAACCCTTCATACACATTACCGTCAAGTCCAACATACTGTATTTTTTCCATGTACTCCCGCAGTATCTTATCCACGAATGGTTGCAAGTTTCTGGCATCCATAAACGCAGGTACACCCTCGATACGAGCGTTACCGCGCGGGTCACGACCTAGCGCACGAAAAACGGCACTATGAGTTATTACACGTTTTCCTGTATCCAAGACAGCCACATCAAGCAAAGTGCCGCCGAGAGACAGCTTGCCTTCAAATAGGGCTTTGGGCAATAATGCCTTCGCTTTCTTGGCTTCTACCATTTTGCGGGATAACCGCGCTGCTTTTGTTTCATTTGCCATTTTAATTTCCCAAAAATTAAAGTTAAATACTAGTATTCCTAGCGTTGCGTATAGTAAACATGGGAAAGGTAGTAAGTCAAGTAGCAACGGTAAACATAATTTTTCGTCAGGGCTGGTCTCACAAACAAGTACCTGAAAAATAATATGTTTTTTATCTCGTGGCGTTGTAAACAGGCTTACTTGTGTTGGGCGCGGTCAAACTTAAAAATCAATGACTTACAAAACAACAAGATTTTTTAATAGCAATGTTCAGTTTTTTAGGAGGTGAAAAATGAACGAACTGAAGTGGATTGCCGAAGGACGCAAGCTCATCGGCACGGACGAAAACGTAAACACCAGTCGCGTCATCGAACTGTGGCGCGACAGCTTCACCGCTATCGGGCAGCCTGCCCGCATGAAAGAATCCGTGTGGAACGACCCCGGCACGGCTTGGTGCGGCTCGTTCGTCGCCGCCTGCCTCGCCCGTGCAGGTGTCGGCAAGCACATCCCGAAAGACTTCCCTATGGCTCGCTCGTGGGCGCGTGCAGGTGCGTCCCTCGCCAAGCCTGCCTACGGTTGCGTCGTGGTCTTTACCCGCACGGGGGGTGGTCATGTAGGCTTTGTCGTCGGCAAGGATGCAAACGGCAACCTGATGGTGCTGGGTGGCAACCAGTCCAACCATGTCTGCGTCAAGCCGTTTCCCAAGTCGCGCGTGCTGGCATATCGCTGGTGTGGAGAAACATCAGCCCCCGCCGAAGGCCGCTACGACCTGCCGCTGCTGTCGTCAAACAACAAGGTGAGTACGGATGAAGCGTAATCTTGTGTTGTGCCTACTGCTCGCAAGCTGTACTCGCGTTACCGTACCCTACCTCGCCCATGAACCGCCTGCCGACCTGACCCAGCCCTGCTCGGCGCTGCAACCGCTTGCAGGCATGACGGGTGCTGACATGACTCGCTGGATAATTGAGGCCGCTCATTTGTACGCCGATTGCAAGGCACGGCATGAAGCGCTGGTTGAGGCGACACGGGTGCAGGGCGAGACAACAAGGTATGAGTGGAAGTAGGGTATTGAGGTTTTATGTTATTCGGACAAGAGACAAGACCAGTCACAGATTTTCTGCCACGCATCCGCGCGCACGTTGAGGGTGCAGACGAAGAAATGCTGCAAGTGCTGGCGATGGATGCAATCATCCAATTTGTGCGCGACAGTCAGATTTTCTCGGAAATCGTTTGCGTGACGGTAGAGCCGTGCATTGACAGCTACAAGCTACACACCCGGCTTCGCCCTTACGAGGTGCTGGCGCTGCGGATATTTCAGTACGGGCGGCAGATTTCCTTTCACGACTTCCCGGCATGGGTGGAGCGGGATTTCAAAACGCTCTACATCGACCAGCAGGTGTGCCAGCCGGGGATGCAGATTGAAGTGGAGCTGTCTGTTGTGCCGGAGCGCGACAGCGACGAAGTGCCAGCAGTCATTTATGAAGACTGGGTTGAGCCGGTAGTTGCCTACGCCCTTGCGCGGCTTTACCGGCAGGTGGAGAACCAGTGGTACAACAACCCGGCGGCAGAAGAACAGTTGCGTATTTATCAGGAGTTCGTCAGAAAGGCGAACATCAACCGGGTGACGAAGAACAAGCCATTGCAGATGCACCTTGCAGCGCGGCGTGGTTTGTGACCCATAAAACACAAAAAATGAGCCACAAAATAATTTGTGGCTCATTTCGTATGCACAACCCTACACTTCACGGGCGCTTGTTGCCTCCCGCACGGCTTTCGCCCACTTGATATGCGGCACGAAACGGGCGGGAACTTCGACGGTTTCTCCCGTGGTAGGGTTGCGGGCGATGCGGCTTTCGCGCCGTACCGCGCCAATCTTGCCGAAGTAGTGCAGCTCAACCGTGGTGCCTTCTGCAAGGCTTTCCTTGATGACTTCCAGCATCTCGCCAATCACCTGCTCGGCTACCTTTTTGGTAATGCCTGTACGCTCGGCGATGATGCCTGCAACGTCTGACTTGCGCAGGAAATGCTCCTGCTTTTGCTCGTTTTTCATGGATAACTCCTTAGTTTATGGACAGGTCTTCCCGCTCCGTTTCTTCCGGTATCGGGACGTTCACAACGACACACGCGATGGCGCCGTTGCCTCGCGCGACGGTTTCCCGCGCAAGTTCGATTTTCGCCTCTTTGGCGTTGTATTTCTTCCGCAGCATCCGCATGAAGTCGGAATACACATATCCGTTCTCCTTGCACCACAGGCGCAACGCCTTGGCCGATATGACGGCACGCTGCTCCAGCCGCTCGTACCGGACGGTAATCTCGCGCCCGTTGGGCATCTTGCGCACATAATTGACGTCGTTGAGATAACCCTTAGTCGGCACGTCGGGCATCTCCGGCGGGCGGTGAGTGGATTCGACCACAAGGCGGTTCGGCTCGTGTTCGGAGAGGAACTGCTCCAGCAAGGTACTTTGGTCCACGACGTGCAGACCGAGGTTGTAGTGGTTGGCTGCAATCAGGTCAGTCAGGTAAAGGTACAACCGGTCAAGGTCGTAATCCACCAGCCCAAGCTCCTTGGCGATGGTGATGCCAACCATCATGCGGGTCGCCATGTACGTCCAGAACCGGTACTGCGCTGTCATGCCCGTATCCTGCCGCACACGCTTCTCCATTTGGTACAGCCGCTCCTCCACTTCCTCCATGTGGGTTGTGAGGTAGCGGATAAACATCTCGCCTGCCATGCCGTAGTGCTTCGGCAGCTTGCGAATAAGCCGCTCGCTGGCTTCAAAATCCTCGCCCTGCATCAGGCTCGAGATGGGCGTTACCTTCACCTCCAGTACCCGGCTCATCTGCGCGCTGGCGTCCTTGCTGTGGTTGGCGAGGTTGGCAATCATGCTGTCGTTGGCGCTCATGACTGGCAGGCATGACCAATAGGTGGAGTTGAGCTGCAACATCTCGCCTCCCTGTGCCATCTTGTCCTTGCCCCGCCCTTGCGTGATTTGGTAGCACAGTTCGGACGCCTCGCTGGGTATCAGATTGGTCATCTCGTCAAACCCGGCGGCGATACTGTTCATGATGCCCAGTTTGGCAAGGCGGGCGATATAAGTATCGTCCTTGTTAATCATCAGTCCGGTGCGTGGCGACGGGTCGCCGAAGACGCTCACACCCAGCGAGAGTGCCGCCGACTTGCCTGCACCCATCTCGCCGGTCAGAAACATCAGCGCAGCGGATTCTGCCGCGCCCATACTCATTAGCGGCGAGGCGAAAGCGGCTGCAAGCGTCAGTTGCCCCCACTCAAATCCCTTGCGGTTATAGACGTTTGCAATCTGCTTCCACACTTCCAGTTCACCACGAGGGACAGTCAAACGGCTCATGCGTGCCGCCTTTCCCTTCGGTGCAATCTCCACTACCTGCCCACTGGTCTTGTACAATCTGTTGCCCAGCAGGAAGTGCGTGTGGTGTTCGTCCCAGCCCAACTGATCGCTCACCGTGGTTTCCTCAAGCGTGGATTCGGTTTGTTTCAACAGGTCAATCAGCATGGCTGCCATCCATTTTCGTTCTTTCTCCTGCAACAGGAAGCCGACTGAACCCAAGTGCGCACCCAGCCCTGTCCCCATCAGCGTCTCGCCGGAAATCTCGACGTCATCCCAGCCACCCAGCCGGTGCTTGCGAAAGATGTAGCTCAACTGCAACTCACCCTTCGGGTTCATGCCACGTACGCGCTGCACCGGGTAAACCGGGTACTCGTAAACTTGCTGCCAGTACTTGTCGCCGTTGCGGTCAGGAATAAAGACAAAACAGCCCGTGGTATCCACCCGCGAGAATTTGGTCTGAATCGAGGGTATTTGCGGCGCCTCCGGCTCGCTCGCGGCTTCCGTGTCTTCCCCCATGACGTCGGCAGGGGCAGCGGCTTCCGTCGTCTCTACGGGCTTCTCCTGCGTTTTTCCCTTCTCGTACTGCTCGCGCAACAAGGGTGCGTCCGGTATGGCGATGGGCGAGTTGATTCTGCCCGCAAACACACAGCCTGCACACGCCTCCGGGCGGTATTTGGCAAACGTCTCGCAGCGCATGGGTGGCATATCGTTGGCTTCCAGCCACGCAAACTTTTCGTCGATGCTGTATTCCGTGTGCCACTTTGGGTTGGTGCAAAGCCGCTCCGCCATCTCGCGCCCGCCCTTGCAGTGACGCAGCACGGACAAGGCTGCGCGCCACTCCGGCTCGCGCCCGTCGTTCATGGTGCGAATCTGCCTGCATCCGGCAACAACCACTTCGGCGTCCTTTTCCTGGTACACCTCCGGCGCTGCCTGAAACCAGTCCATCAGGTTTGCAGGTGCTTCAATCTTGCCAATATAGCTTGGCAGGGTGTCCGGGTTTATGGTCGGAAGTGCCAGCGGCCGCGGTTTGCTGGTCGCAGGCTTCAGCGGTTCGTACTTGCCCAGCAGCGTCTTGTAAAAGGCGTAGCTACGAGCTTCGCCAGCCACACGTACTTCCACAAGGTCTGCGTGGTCGCCCGCGATGTAACCCTTCATGTTCCATGTGCCGGGCAGGCGCAGGATGCGGACAACATCCGTGGTTGGCATCGGGTCGGCTTTCAGTCCGTGTTGTGCGCACGCCGCCTGCAAGCGGCCGGCGAGGTAAAACCAGTCGCCTGTTTCCACCTCGTCCGTGAGCGTCCAGTAAACGTGCAAGCCGTTGCGTCCGGAGTTCACCACCCACGGGCAGGGCATCCCTGCATCCTTGCAGAATGCCAGCAGGGCAGCGAGCGCTTCCTTGCGGCTGGCGTAGGGCTTGCCACTACCTGCGTCGATGTCCAGCCACAGGCTGCGCACGGCACGAACGTTTGTCCGTACCCGCAGTTGCTGCTTCTCGCCAGCGGGTGTCTGCACCGTGTGCCAGCCTTGGCGGAAAGCAGCGAGTGCAAACCATACATCCTTGGGCTGGTTGTAGCACTCGCCGGAAATTCGCACAAGGTCTTCGACAAAGCCCACCGCTTGCTGGTTCATGCCGCTTTTGCCATCGTCGCGTTTCTGCAAGCCACCGTCGTCGGAGCGCGCGACAACGTAAATGCCGTGTTCAGGAAGCACGGCACGGAGGAAAGCGGAGACGGTCGGTGCGGTCATGGGGAAGCCTTGTGAGTTATTTCTTGTTCAGGTGTTCGCTGACGATTTCCAGCACCCTGTCGGAGCGCAGATGATAGCTCATTTCCGGTGGCACCGGGAGCGCACCCTTGTCCACCAGCGTGTTCAGCACACGGGTTATCAGCACAAGTCGCTTGGCGATGTTCGGATTGCGGATGGAGCGCTCGTAGCGCAGGTATTTGTCCAGCGTAATGTAAGGGATATTCGCCAGCTTGCACACGACCGGACGGCGAATGTCCGCCCGGTTCATGGCATGGTGCAGGTCGTCAATAACAGTTTGGTATTTCATGGGAAGTATTGCCATCCGCGTCAAGTCGGATGTCGAGTAGCGGCACGTCCCTGTGCCATTCGGGTCAGAGAACACCCATCTCGTCCTGTATCGGGGTAACAGGCGGCTGGCTGCCAGCCCACGCCGGTTGCTGGTTTTGCGGCCGCGTGTCAGATTGCGTAGCTTGTTGCTGGTTGTCCTTGCCGGGGATGAACTCGTATTCCACCTTCATCATGTTTTCCACCGTGCCATCTGAAAGTGCCTGCATCATCACTTCCAGCGAAGCGGTATCGGCAAAGCGTACATCGAACACGCCCGGCGTCTTGGCGTTGTACAGGCTGAAGGCGACGCCTCCACCCATTGGTTTGCTGTCGATGGAAAGCTGCACGCAAATTATTGGTGGCAACAGCCCCGGCCGCATCTTGCACAACTGGTTCAGCGTCGGTAACAGTTGGGAGAAGTTGGCAGTGTGTGCGCGGTCATTGCCGGTCTTGCGCAGCGAGTTGTAACCGATGTCCCATGAGTAGAGCTTGTGGGACGGGTCACCTGCCAGCATGACGATTGCGCGTTGACTGACTTTTTTCTGTACATACGGCGCCGGGATGGGTGCGTCGTAAGGCTCGTTCGGGTCGGGGTAGCAGGATTTGGTCTGCACCTGTTCGCCTTCTTTCATCTCGTCGAACTTTTTGGCGTAGTAGGTGTAGTGAATACGCGGGTCGATGGCAACAAGGAACACGTCCAGCGTGAGCGCTTCCAGCGTGGTATCGTTACCGTTGTCTTGCAGGACAAAGCGACCGTTCTTGGTCTTCAGTACCGGATAGCTGAAGGTTACATTTTGTTCGGCCTGCTGCCATTGTGCTGCCAGCTTGGCGGCAACGTCCGCTGGCAGGTTGATGCTTGGCAGGTTTGCCGCGCTAAAGGTTGCGACTTGATTTGTCATGGATTACTCCGTGGGTTTGGTTGAAGAAAGGGGTTTTGCAGGCTTGCGCGGGGAAGCCAGCTTGATTTCGGTAAAGTGGTTAAACGGACTGGCAGGCAGGATGTCGGCGTCCTTGGCATAGGCTTGCTGGCTTTTCAGCACGTCTGCATGGGTGAGCATACCTGCCTCAATGGCGTCCTGCTGTTCTTTCACCAGCTTGACGCTGACCAGCCCGGCGCTCATGAGGACGCTCCAGTTGTGGTTGCAAGCCTTTTCCTCGATTGCCAGCACACCACCCTCGACGAGGCGTGCCTGTTGCAGGTAGAGGATTGCCTGCGTGTCGATGATGCCGTTCTTGATGAGCGCCAACAGCCACTCGTCTGCAACTGCCCGGCCACCCTGTTCGTCGGAAGGGAAATTGACCTTGGTGCTGGTGCGGCGGCTGAAGGTGCCGAGGTCGGCAAAGGCAAAGTGCTTCATGCCGGTGGCATCCAGCCGCGCAATCATCTGCGTCTCGGCAACGGCTTTCGCCTCTTTCAGCATCTTCTCGGCCTCCGCCACCTTGCTTAATTGTTCGTTGACGCGTAGAATGAACTCCGCACATTTTTTGTCGTCTTCGTATATCTCGGACGGGATTTCCAGTTGTCTCGCCATACGTTGCTCCTGTTGCTTGAATGTGTATAAGTGTAAGGCTTGATACTGCTTGGTGTCAAGCCTTTTTATCGTTTGCGGGATAAAACGTCGCGGGTGAACAGATTGACGATGTTCCGCTCGATGTTCACACCATCTTCCAACGCCTTGAACGCCAGCCGGTCTTGCTTGCCTGCCGACAGGTGAACCACAAAGGTTTCGCTCGCCGTCTGCCGCGCGCTGGACAGACGCTCGAACATTTGCTGGTACATGAATGCGCCCGTCAGCGGCACGCCGTAGCAGATGATGTAGTCGGCACTCGCCAGCTCCACGCCGAAGGCAGTTGTGCGCGGGTGGCACACCAGCACATGAGGACTGCGTTCATCAAGGAAGTCGCGCAGTATCTTCGCCCGCGTCAGCCCGGTGACGGAGCCGTCGATTTTCTCGCATGAAAACCCCTCGCTCCTGATGAACTCCACCAGCAGGTCATTGACTGCGGTGAAGCTGGAAAAGACTACCTTCTTCCGAGGCGTCGCCCGTAGCAACTCCGCCAGTTTTGTCAACTTGGGCGTGGCATCCACCCGGATGATGCTGCTCTCGCCAGCGGTGTCCTTCGCCCGCACGGCACCGCCCGATACCTGAAGCAGCTTCTGCGACAGCGTGGTTGCGGTCGTGGCTTCTACCGTGTTGGTCTCCACCATCACCTGCAACTGCTCAAACAGCTCGTCGGTCATCTTCTGTTGCTGCTCCGACAGCGGTACTTCCTCATGCACCACCTGCGGCACCGGGATTTTCATGAGCTGCTCCTTGTCGAAGCGGATACAGGGCGACATCGCCTCTTTCACCAAAATCTCATGCCCATGCTTCGGCACCCACTTGAACTGCGACACTTTCGTCATCGTCTGATATTTCCAGCGCATGAAATGGTCGGGTACCTTGTGCGGGTTGATGAGCTTTACCTGCAAATAGATTTTGTCCGGCGCGCCCGGCGTTCCCGTCAGCCCCCAGCGGTACGGGCATTTGCCTGCAACCATATTGGCGGCCTTCCAGCGCTGTGTCGGCTTGCCGTTGCTGCCGCCATACTCGGTCAGCTCGTCGAAGACGCACACGCCGATATGCCCCAGCTCCACTTTGGTCTTCAGGATTTCCGCCACCTTGCCACCTTCTGCCCGCGACAAGCCGTCAGGGTTTATCAGGAAAATATCGGCAGGGGCGTGAACCTCGCCGGTGCGGTCGTTGTGGATGAGCTGTACCCGCTTTTTCGGAAACCACTCGTGGCAGGTCTTTTCCCACTCGCCGCCTGCGGCGACGGTGAGCGGCGCCACAATCAGCGCCGCGCGCACGCCCATGTAGCGTTGCAGGTAGTCGATGGCAAGCAGCGTCGATAGCGTCTTGCCGGTGCGCGGTGTACTGGTGACGAAGGCGTAGGGGTTTGCAGTCAGGAACGCTGCCGTCTCCATCTGCCACCACCAAGGTTTGTGTCCGTGTTTGCTCACCGGCGGGTCGTAGTAGGTGCTAAACGGGTCGCAGCCGCCGGTGTCGATACCCATGTTCTCCAGCATCTTGAGCACGTCGTTGTGATGCGGCAGGGCGATGACATCGCCATCCGGCAGGTGCAGGGTCGGAAAAAGGAAAAGCTGGTTGAGCAGAGCAAGATGTTCGGGGTCTTTCGGCGCCGGGACGACAATCTTTTTCAGATTGGGAAGAACGACTGCCATCACATCACCATCAGCTTGTCCAGTGTCTCGTTCATGGCCGGTGTCCATACCAGCACCTGCGCGCGGGTTTTCAGCCAGTCCACCAGCACGTCGAGGTTGCCGCTGTAGATGCACACCCATTCGCCGCCTGCGGCGCGGATGGCGGCTGCCTGACGTGCCTGCATCACCTCGTTCGGTCGTGGCTTCAGGTGCGGCTTGCAGTGGTAATTGTTGGCATCCTTTTTGATTTCCACCCCCAAGAAGTGTCCGCCGGCAAGGATGATGCGGTCGGGATGACCTGAAGCGCCATAGCCGAAGGTCATCGGGCAGAAGGTGTAGATGGCAGGCTGGTGTTTCTGAAAGAAGCCAATGATGGCTTTCACGCGGTCTTTGACCGCTTTCTCGGTTATTGCAGGCATGGGGAAACCTCCTGAAACAGGTAAACAAAAACGCCGCCCGAAGGCGGCACAACTCATAAGACTGCACCGGGCGAAGCGAAAGGTCTTGGCTTCCCCGTTCAGGACATCCCCGCCCGGTGCAGTCTTATGAGCTGCGCTTGCTGCGAAGGTTACGCGCGCGGTTGGTATGTGTGGAGACGATGCGCCGGTTGCTCTTGGCGTTGGTGCCGCCACGGGAAAGGGGCTTGATGTGGTCCACGTCCTTGCCCTTGAGCGCCGCCTTGCCATACTCGGCAATCGCCTGCCGTCTCGCAGTATTGCGCATCGCCCGGTTCTTCTTCTGCTCCGGTTTGCTGTGGTACTGCGCATACTCGCGCTTGTAATCGCGTTTTTTCGTCACGGGTTTTTCCTTGTAAAAATGAGGGGCAGTGGCCGGACTCGAACCGGCGACCAAACACGCTCGTCGTGTACGTTCTACCAACTGAACTACACCACCCAAAAAGTCCGGCAAGGATAACATCTTGCCGGAAGAACAAAAAGCCCTAAAGGAAATAACCATGTGAATCCAGTCCACATGAGGCACGATACCGCCCGGCAACCGGAACAGTTTGAAGCGAATATCGTGCCTCATGAATACTGGAATCCGCTGGCGCCTTCTTGTAGTCATCCCCCACATGAGGAAATCCACCACCAGCGGATGTGTGTATATTACGGACGAAAACCCTTGTTATCAAGTGTCTTCCTGCTCGCGTGCCTTGGGGTTTCTTCCGTTAAACTCGCAAGAAACCACGTCGCACCACTTCTTGCACAACCCGCCCGGCTTGGGCTGGAAATATTTGTGCGTGTAGCATTCCATCAGCAGCCCCATATTCATGTTCAGCGTGAGCAGTGAGTCGCCCGGCCTGTAGTACTGCACGTCACTCTCGCCCTTGAACAGGTAAACAAACACCGTGACAATTTTCGTGGCCTCCGGGTAGTGGGCGGCGGTGCATTTCTTGATGAAGTCATGCTGCGTTTGCGCGTCGCGCTTCTTGCCTGTTTTCCAGTCCACACAAACGATGGTGCTGCCGTCGGCAGACTGCAACATGGCATCCACGATGCAACCCTGATATGCCTTGGGGTAATCCCACGCGCACGGCTTGCCCTCGTAAGTAATCGCCAGCTTCTTCTCGGCTGCGAGAAACACCTTCCGCATCCGGTCAAGTGTCGGCTGCAACGGGAGCAGCAGGGAAGGGAGTGGTCTCCCCTCCTTCAGGTAGTGTTCGATTGCCGCGTGCAAGAGTGTGCCGAACTCGGTGTGCTTGCTTCCCTCGAATTTCACCTCCCGCGTGATGTACTTAGCTTCGTACTGGCGCGGGCAGGTGAGGAAGGTTTGCAGGCTGGTCGGTGACTGGCGCATCATCGGCAGGCAACCAAAGAAAGCAATATTAACGCCCGGCACACATCTTCAGGCAGGCCGGTTTCCATTAGCAGGGCTTTAAGTTCCTCCACTTCTGCGAGATTGTGCCTGCTCGCGCGAACCTTTACCGGTTCTCCGCTTTGCAGCGCCTTTTCACATCTGCCCAACTTGACACGCATACCTTCAAGCGCTTCGATTGCAGATTTGGTCTCATGGGCGTTCAGCTTTTCCAGCACCTTGCGCAGGTCTTCGGAAATCATCGCCAGCAACGCCCGGTGAACATCCTGCTCGGCACGCGCGATGTGTTCACTAATTTTGTCTGCAAACCGGTACACATACGGATTCAGGTCTTTGCTGCCGTCGTCTTGCACTTTCAAGTGAAAACCACATTCGAGGGCGATTTGTCTTACCTGCTCTTTTTCAAGTTTCATGACTAATCTCCACTGCCTGAATCGCTTGAATCGTCTGAACTGCTACTATACGAGCTGCGCGATGAATAACTTGACGAACTGTTGTCGTCAGACAAAACCGCAGATGCCAAAGTCCGCTCCATCAGGTCGCTACTTGTCAGACTGCGTACCGGATTACGTACTACTTTTGCTAATTTACTCATGCTTGTACTCCAGTTAATGCCGCCCAGCTCACAGGATAAAGCGGGGCAATAATTTCGCTTGCCATACGGGCAAGCTCCTGAATTTCTTTTTGCGCGTGGCTGTCTGCACGCAGATTGTAAAAACGGGAAAACGCCAGCAGGCTGCCCGTCCACACCCATTGCGTCATCACGCCCTGCGGCAGGATAAAGCGCGCCTGCTCCGGTGCAACGCCTGCCTTGATGAACCTGTTGTACAGGTCAAGGCAGTTGTCCATCGCAGCCTCGTAGTCTTCCTGAAAGGCCGACTGTTCGGGTTCTGCAAACGCCGCGCCGCTGCCCTGCTTGATGTTCGGCGCGCGTTCACGGAAGACGGGCAGATACCAGTCGGGTTCTTCCGACACATAGCGGCGAGATATTTCCGATTCCACGAAACCAACCTTGTGCTTGAAAGCCTGTGCACGCACGGCAATTGGCGCCGTTATCCGCATGGTCAGATGAGGGTGGGCGAAGGGGATAACGTGGTTGTTGCGGGCAAGATAGCGAATCAGCCCGTGGTTGGCATCCGGCGGGTAGGTCTCGGCGCGCTTATCGAAACTGACACGGGCTGCCGAAGCCACAGTCTCGTCATTGCCCATGTGGTCAAGAAGTTCTACCTGCATCAGGGAAGGTTCAATATTCATACAAACCTCCGAAGGTCAGGTGCCTCGTAGTTCTTGCCCTTCATCACCTTGCCCAACTCGTCAAACACCGGCTTGCCGTTCTCGAACTTGGTGAAGTTGCTGCGGTTCACCTCAACGAGCGCCTGCTCCACATTATAGCCCAGCATATACCCCAGCCCCACACAGGTCACGATAACGTCGCACAGGGCGTCCAGTATCTCTACAGGGTGGTTCGAGCGTATGTCAATCTCTCCGGTTTTCAAATGCGCCGCGATGTCCTCCACCGTTGAACAGGGAAGTCCGATGCTGTCCATCAGCTCTGCCACTTCTTCCAGCACGCACGCAGCTTGCACGCGCTGGCTGTCTCTGGTCGGCGCGGGTACTGCCGCCGCAAACCAGTCGCGGATGGATGCGGTAGGGCTGGTGGCTGACGGCTCGTCGAAATATCGAGTGTACTCGCGGGCAAGCATGGTGTTCACACAGTAGTCCCGTGCCGCAAGTGGCGAGACAAACCCCTTTTGCAACTCCGGGCGCTTGCCGTCTGCGGTCATGCTCGCGGTGTAACTGCCGTCGGCGTCGCCGACAACCGCAAGCTGCAAGCCCATCACGCGGGCGCACCATGTGCCGCCGTCGAATGCCCAGTCAATCGGTTTTGGTTTCATTTTTGTTGCTCCTGTTGTGCCAGTTTATATCCGACGCGGAAGGCTTCCCACGCCCAGTTTACCCGGAAGTCGCGAAAGACAATATGTGTCTCTCCTATCCGTGAGTAATTCAGTTTGATACCGAAGGCATCGCGACAATAACTTCGGTGTTTCTGCCAGTTTATAAATTCGTATGCAAGTGGCGGCGGTTTTCGTTTGGTCATCTCTCTTCCAACCTTCGTGTCATTTCGAGAAATTCCCTCGTCCGCCCCGGCTCTTCCGCCTTTTGCAGAAGGGCAAGCAATTCTTTCGCCCTCTCCTGTTCTTCCGTTTCATCTACCAAAGATTCGCCCCCAAGTTTCCTGCGGACATATTCGGCTTCTTCATGATGCCCCCGGTCGTCCAGTTCGTTCGCCCAATGCCGCAAGTGCGTGTATATTATTGGCCAAATCATGCTACTTCCCCCTCACGGTTAATGTAGTCGCGCAAAGCAGCGTTTGCGCTCACCCGCATTTCCTCTGTGTCCTGCTGGACAAGAGACAGTAATCGCTCGCGCACATACTGCGCATCTGTCGGGCGATGCGTCGCCTCAAGCTCCTGCGCCCAGTAGTGCAGGTGGGTTTCAATTAGTCCGTAAGTAAGTCCACTCATACGTATTCTCCCACATTTATTGTCTTTAACTCCGCGTAGTTTCTGCCAACATCTACCTCACAGTCCAGCACACCCTGCGGAAACCACGGCGGGCTGGTCGTCATGGCGCGATAGTGGATGCTTGCGGCTTTGGCTGCATACCTTGCAGGCACAACCGATACCCACTCGTCATGCACGTTCAGGTTAATCGGCACACCTGCCTTTGCGATTTGCAGGGCTTGCCACTTAAGAATGGCAAAGGACAAAGCCTGCGTGAGGTTTTCACAAAGTTTACTTCCCCACACACGCACAGCCATTGATTTGCTTCCCTCAAACTTGTCAAATACATAGTTTGTTTTTCCGGTGTCGTCTGTTTCTTTGCGCAAATTCTGATACCAAATACAGGTTCCGTTAGGAAATTTTACTGACGGGATAACTGTGCCGTTAAACCGGCTTGCACCATCCGCGAAAAACAAATTATCATCTTTCCCGCCGAACCACATTTGTTGTCCGCCATACATGACATCCAATACCCGTTGGCAGGTTTTCCAAAATTGGGAAATCATGTTGTTCTTTGTACGAAACGCCTGAATTAGCTCGTCTGCTATTTCCGCAGCTTCGTTGTTTTTTTCCAGCCGCATTCTCGCGCGAAAAGTGTTGGCGCTCATGCCGTATCCTGCGGCGAGACAGACGGTCTTGCCCATATTGCGCATCATTTTTCCCTCTTTGGTTTTCTCCACTTTTGCAGCGTGCAGAATTTCTTCATAAGGTCTGTGATAAATAGCCGTCGCCATATCCACATACGGGTCAAGGTTTTCCTGAAAAACTTTTACGAGGTCTAACTGGTTGGACATTACAGCGTTTACGCGCAGCTCAATCTGACTACTGTCGGTCGGCAAAACGATACACCCTTTGCGAGCGCGCATACTTCGCCGTAAAATTGGTTCTTTGGAACGCTTGGACAAATTTTGCAAATTTAGTTTGTCGCTATTATGAACTAATTTTCCATTAGCCATATAGCGCTTTCTCGGACCGCAGTCCAAGATGTCAAACACTAAAACACTTGCGCCAGATGCGTAGTTAAGCGTCGGCTCAATGCGACTAAGTCTGGAAAATATATTAAACGCTAACATCCGGTCGGCTTCGTCCAGTGTTTGAATCAGATTGATGAACGGGTTTTCGCCTTTAACCAGCGGCTTCTGTTGCTGCATAAACTCTTTCAGGCTCATAGTCTCATCACTGCCAGCCGACAAGAAGCATTGATGTCCCGGCGTCCCGGTAAGGTCGTCCCAAGTTATGCACTCCTTAATTCCGGCACACACGAGTCCACCGTGGTCAACCCACTCTTCGCCATCCCATACCTGATGTTCATCCGTCAGGTCGCGTATTGGGATATTAAACATATGCCACTCATATGGTGTGGACAGCCTGTGCATCCCGTAGCGCTCATACACTTCCCGCTTATAACGCACATATATATCCGTCTCACCAACAAAGCATCCGCCGTACCGCCCCGTGTGCGCAGCAGCGTATGCTAACGGCGCGGGAAGCAAACCGCGCGAAGCAATGTCAAGAAACGCCTGCGTCCGGGTTTCTTCCATGCTGGACTGCACACCCAGCTTGGTCTCAACCAACAAGCGCACAAGCTCGTCTTCATGCTCCAGCAGGGCAATGAATTCCTGGTCGGTCTTGCTTAACGCCGGAATCATCTTCGCCTGCTTCTCGCTCCACTTCAGCGGACAATCCACTCCAAGCCGCTCCAGAAGGGCGACAAACTTCACACTTGAGCGAAGGTTCGTATGCAGCTCGTCGATGTCCGTGAAGCCCATCTGCGCGGCAAGCACACCCAGTTTTTCCTGCCGCTCCGCCTCAAGCCGTTTGGCATAGGCCTGCAACAATGGCACGTCCAAATCAAACGCCGGTTGTGTCCACATCTTGGTGGTAATGTCGCTCATCAGCAGCTCGTCCGTCGGGCAGAAGGGAAGCATATACTGGTAGAGGGCGTAGCACAGTTCGCTGTCCAGCTTGCAGTAGTCGCCATACTCCTGCCATTGTTGCTCCGTCATGTCGGCCGCGTGGACACCCAGCATATTGTGAACCGTGCCGCGTTTCTGCTCTGCAACAAGCCCCTTCTCCTGCATCCAACCGGACAGCTTGGCCAGCGACTTGCCGCCAACCACGCGGTCAAGCCCGGACAACTTCGCCATGATAACGGTATCCACGGTGAACAACGGGTGGATGTTGTAGCGAAGTCCAAGGATGCCTTGGTCGAATTGGGTATTGTGGCTCAAAAATGGTGAAGTTTCATGAGTTTGGACTAATTCTCTGATACGCTGTAACCCTTCCTCCCGCCGGTAAAATTCGGTGGGGCTATCCCCCACCTTGACCGACACACCAATCATTTCAAACTGGTCGCAGCGGATATACTTTTCGGTTGTGATTTTGGAAAGGGAATATTCCTTGTCATAGTAAGTTTCAAAGTCTATAACAACAGGCACACGCCAATTTATCTTGCTTGGGTCTTTGTACAGTTCAACAGGTTTCATAACATCTCCGCAAATTTGTCAGTAGCAATCTTAAATCATGCCCAGCAATTTATTGGCGAACATTATTGCTTCTTCTTTCTGAATAAAGCAAAACCCGTTCCCGAATACACGGTTGTCGGTGTCGTCATTATCCCGCACAGGTTCTTGCACTTTATCCGGGGAAGTTATATCAGGTACATAATACTTCATGCCCGGTTTTATCTTGCTGGCAAACAGTATCATCCTCACCCACCGTTTACGCAAACGTTGCTGGTATTCATCACTACTGTTACCAAAATTGGTTTGCTCTATCTGTTCTACAACTTTCTCCGGGAAAGAATGTGTGTTTAACGCACAAATCAAAAATCCGGATACGCCACCTTTTTGTAAACGCTCAAGCAGTTTCTTGCTTTCTTCGGCAGAAACATTGTTGCTCCAACATTTTTTGAATACCGCTGCTTGCTCATGAAATGTGCGAGGAAAATAGTCATCAGGTATTACTGGTTTTTCTTGCAGGTCAGTACAAAACTTCTCACAGAACATTTTAAGTTTTTGTACATTGTAATGCCTGATTGGTATGTCGTTGTTAAACGACACACCGTCTTCTTCCCAAATGGTAAAACAGCATTTATATCCCCACAAATAATGCAGCTTTTCAGTCATTGCCTGTACTTCATCATACAAACCTGTTTCGGTCAGCTCAAACCGCATCCGGTTACGTAAGTCATCATAGCAGCCGGGGTGCAGGTAACGATTGTTTGCCAGCTTGTTCATAACCGCTGGCGGGGAATAAGGGTACAAGCAGGTCATAAATTCCTGCATCTTGTCGTACTTAAAGTCGGCCAGCATCTCCACCAACAAATTGGTCGCCGCATACCAAAACACTTGCGGCAAATCTTTTTCGTCTCCTGCCGCATTCTGTAAACGCTGTGTAAACTCTTTCATTTTTTCCTCCAAAATACATAATCAACTACTACGGCAATCAGCGCGAAGGCAACAGCAAATACTGTCGCCACCAAACTTAAACAAACGCACCCGACAAACCAGTCAAGGGCGTTTTCTGCAATCGCCTGAACCATGATATAGCTTCCGGTCGCGATTCCTGCAAACGATGTGCTGGTCTGCTCATTCTTCTTTCTCCAATACAAATTGAAGTGCTGCTTTTAGGCTGGGAAACACGTTATTATTCCGTAGCTGTTTATTATCGAAAGCATCGTTGTCCCACTGCGACTTGTCTACTACAAATGTATCCCCATAGTCGTCTTTTATAAGCCAATAAGTCTCTCCTGTTTCCGGCTTCCATTTGGTTTCTTCTTTCGGCAACTCCGTTTTGATAAAACCTTCTGAAAACGTTTTCAGGCGATGACAAAATGGCAAGTCAGGTTCGTTTTCAAGGTTTGCACTCAAGAATGTATAATGCAAACGTACACCAAAAAGCACAGCTATTTCATCGTGCAAACGTTTCACAAGTTTGCGTACTTCTTCATGCGCGGTTTTACCCAGCCGGTACGATTCATATGATGCCAGCTTGTTCAGCTCGTCGTACTCGCCGGGGTGCAGATAGCGGTTGCTTTTCAGCGTATGTAATACTTGCGGTAGTACATAGTAATCTAATACCTCAAAGATTTTGTCCCAGTCTATTTCTTGTCTCTCGCCCATTAACTGCACGAGGCTATTCGTTACCGCCAGCCAAAAATGATGCGGAATAACAAGTTGCTTGTCAGCTCCGTGCATCGGCGTCAACGGTAATTCTTTTACCGCTTTGACTGCGGCTTCCAGTTTGACTTTCAATAATTCAGTATTCATTTCTCTTCTCCAATTAACCACTCAAGATACTGTTTGGCTTTCTCCAAATCCTGCACGCCGCCCTTGTATTGGTAACGGGCAATATACTTGATGATATTGCCCCGCAGAAAACCCTTGAACTCCTCTGGCGTCAGCCAGCACTTGAGAAGCTCTACCGGCTGTGGAGTCAGGCAACGGTAATGGTCGCCGCCTACCTGTTCATGTACCTGCCTGCGCAAGCGCGCCAAATTCTCAAGGTCTGCCGCTGTCTGTATATCTACTGCATTCCAGCGAGGGAATTCACCCTGCAAAAAATTTTTCACCAGCAACGGCAGCTCGTTAAATTCTTCTCTCGCTATCGGATAATACGCATCTTCCGGCTCGTCTGCGCCACGACGATACCCTGCGACGAACGTCTGCTCGCCGGGTTGTGTGCGTTTGTAAACAACCCCCTTGTATTCAAACTCAGACATCGCAATCCTCGCCCCGGCGGCGCCTGCTTGTTTTTCAGTATCCGTCATCTTCGTACTCCTCCATCCCGTCTAGCAGTTCGTTCTGCTCCCATTCCCCGATGTCAGTACTCCAGCCCTCCGTAACAAACAGGCGGTACAGTTCGCCACGGGTAATTCCCCGCTCATGCAGCACTTGCGGCACATCGTCCATGTCTTCCGCCGCCGCGCAAGCGCCTTCAATAAACGCCAGCGCTTCGCGCGAGTAATAATTGTGCTGCATATGCGCCAAATAAGTACGCATCTTGCGCACGTGTTCGGCAAGCTCTTCGCGGCTCATGGTCGAAGTGTCTTCAATCATCATCTGCGGATTCAGTGCAGGCGCACTCAAAAACTCACTCATTACGCACCTCCCCGGTTGGCTGCAATCAGGCTTTCAGGGTCGCCATGTAGCGGGCAAGTGGTGTCCATCCACCACGAACGGGTTGTGCCGTCATAGATGCCTTCGCCGTGATGATTGTCATGCACGGCACAGGTGCAGCCACTAGCGACTGCGGCGGGTGAACCGGGGTTCACGTTGGCTCTGTTGTAGATTTGAATTGACATAGTTTTTCCTCTTGGGTTTTGATTTATTTCCCTTACCACCATCGCTGGCATGGGAAGTTGTATGCCCGCTCCAGCGCCGCCAGTACGGCATCCGGGTTGTCAAGATGGTTCAACGGCAGCGGTCGCGGGCGGAACGAAAGTTCGGGCTGCGGAAGGGTATATGGCGGGCGCGCCACGGTCAGATACAGCGTAACCGGCAGCGCGATGGTGCCTTCGGCGCGGATGGATGCGCACTCGTGCCAGCACACCGCAGCCGCCTGCATTATCAGCTCCGGCAGGTCGCGCGGGAGGTAGCTGAAGGCGTAGCCGTTAAGCGCACGCCCGTCGAACTCCGTGCCGATGGTGAGTTCGTCTGTTACCAACGGCTTGCCCGTTTTCGGCGGGTTGTCCATGTAGTGCTTGAGAAAGGCGCTGGCGCGCTTGGCGGCAAGCTCCGCACGGGTAGCGTTCACGGTCATCACCGGCTGAAACAGCGGAATGACAAGCGACAGCGGTTTCTCCGGATTAAACCCCTGCCGCAGCGCGCGCCAGTAATCGGCAGGGACAATGCTCATGTCCCTGCGCATTTTGGGGGTGATAAATGTCGCCCGGCTCATAACAGGTTCGATATTTCGGTTTCGAGCGCTGCAAGCAAGGTGGGGTTCACGTCGCCTGCGTCGATGTCAGCCGCCAGCAGGTTTATCTCTGCCTCATTCTGTGCCGCTGGCGGAATATTTCCAGCGGGGTCAGGCTGTGGGGCAGACAGGTCGCCAAGGTCTCCCATCTCTGGCTGCGGCTGCGACTCCGGTTGGGCTGGTTGTTCGTCGGCCGCTTCAGGCTCCTTCGCCTTGCGTGTGCGCTTCGGCTTCTCTTGCTGGCTTGCCGCAAGCTCCGTCAGCGTCTTGTTCAGCTCCTGAAGCAGGGCAGTCAGGTTGGCAATCTCTGCCGTCTGCGCCTGCACCTGCGCCTTGAGCGAGGCAATCTCGTCGTGGTTCTGCTTGGCACGTTTGTCGGTGTCAATCAGCATCTTCCGGGCGACAGTCAGCGTCTGCGGCATCGGGTAAGGCGATTTGCTCCCCTGTTGCAGCCAGCTCACCAGCTTGGCGAAGTTGGCGTACATCAAGTCGAGTTTTTCGGCTGATACTTTTTCGGTTATTTGGGTCATGGGTATTGCTCCATATGTGTTTTCGGGTTCAAAGTTTATACAGTTCAGGGAAGAATGTCAATCGGGCTACCGTCGATTGCGACGGTAGCCGGAAACTCCTTACGCCGTGGCGCAGCGTCTTGCATCAAGGCGAGGCAAGTGTCCGCAGCGTCAGACGTACCGGTAATGGCAGCCAGTCGCGCCTCGTCGGTCTCGCCGTACTTCAGCATCCCGGTCAGCCCGTGCAGCTCCGCGAAGTCCAGCGCGTAACTGGCGCTCCACTTGGCAAGCCCAACCACTTTGGACTGGCTCATGACGCCGTTGTCGTACAGCCTGCGCGCCGGGATGTCGCGCACGTACATGAGATGCGCGCACAGGCACACCAGCGCAGGCTCTGCCCGGATGCGGCGGGCACCGTGCAGGCGCTCCCGCAGCTCCGCGCGGCGGGCTATGGCACGCGCAGCGATACGAGCATCGTCGTGTGCGTCTTTAAGGGCTTCGATTTCGGCGTACAGCTTGCGAATATGTGCCAGCAGTTGGCGGTTAATTTCGGCTTGGGTCATTTGTCAGTCTCCCATGTGAGGGTTGCGTGATAGTACGGCCTCCGCCCCGTTTTGACAATAAAGCCTTTGGTGCGAAGTGTTTTCAGAAACTCTCGCGTCGGGCGGGCGGCGAGGACAAACAGCATCGTGTATCTCCCCGCGATGGTTGGCAGGTGGCAGGCAAAGTGGCGCTTGCCGCCTGCGCGCTCCCACTCGTGGCGCAAGGCGGGCGGCAGGTCGGCGTCTGCCACCAGCTTGACACTCTGCGCCGGGCGACGGGTAGTCGCCATGACGGCGGCGACAACGATGCGGTTATGCAGGGTTACGGCAAAGTGTGGTGTCATGGGTCAATCCCGGTAAACCACAAGATGGCGCAGACAAACAGCAGAACAAGAATCAGCATAGCGCCTCCCGTACCTGCCGCTGGTATTGCGGTTGCAAGGGCAGTGCATCGTGGCAGAAACGGAAGGGGCTGGACAGCTTGCGGTAGCGGATGGCGTACTGCCAGCCGTCCGCGGTGAGGATGAAGCGCTTGCGGTGTGGATGCAAGGCGGCGTCAATCTTGCAGGCGTGCGTGGCGTCTGCAAGGCTGGTATGGGTGGATGTGCTGAATGAATCCTTGCCGGTAACGTAGAAACAGACAAATGGTCGGCTGTATGCAAACGTTATCTCAAGCTCCCTCCCGCTCACGGGGTGGTTGTAATGCAGGGTCAACATGGCTTGTCCTTCAGTTTCTGCAAGACTTCGGCGCCGTAACACATGATGTCGAATACTGTTTTCAGCGCATAGGCTTCATCCCGGCCCTCGTAGTCTTCGGTAAGATAAACAACACGATATCCGGTTTCGTTTCCTTCCTCGTCGATGGCAGGTTCGTCGAAATCAATTTTGCCTTCCTGCACGGCGTCGAACCATTCCGCCCGGTCGGCGTCTGTTTTGGTGTCGTCGCCGAGGTATGGGTGTTCAGCGAGTACCCATTCACAGGCAGCCCTTTTCAGGGCATTTAATTGTTGGCCGGTCATGGTTATTCCTCCGTATCAAGTCCGTCAAGCAATTCTTCACAGCGGGCGAGCACAAGGGTGAATACTTGCTTGCGCGTAGTACCGCGCCATATTGGTTCCTGCTCCACCGGAGCATAGTCGCAGAAAGCGTCTGCGTCATCACGCAAGGCGTCGCGCAGATATTCCACGTCTTCCGGCTGGTCGGTGCGGTAGTCGCCCTCCAGCAGGCGAATGGCAAGCTCCGGCATGATGTCTTCCTGCCCGTAGTAGGGACTGAAGTACCACTTGCAAAGTCCGTGGTCGGCGTCCAGTATGAGTGCGTCGTAGCCGTTGGTAAGAAAGACGCTACCGCTTTGCGGGTTGAAGTCAAGGTAAACGCCTTCGTTGTCAAACGATGAGGGAAGGTCGTTGTTGATGCCCTGCCCTGCATCGGCGTAGGCGCGCAGCAAGGCGGTGGCGGGGTCGAAGGGGTCAGACTGTATGGCTAGCGAGAGCTTGCAAGAGATGGCGACGTATCCGTTGGTCGCCTGCCACGCGCACATGACGCGGTCAAGGTGGAAACCGCACAGATAATAGCGCAAGTCATTCTTGGGGTGCGCGAGGAAAGCCGCAAGGGCTTTCCACATTTCGGCAGGTATGTAGGCGCCATCGATAAGGAAGGCGAACTTTGCAGGGATTTTGATTTTCTTGCTCATGGTTTGGTTCCTTGGTTAAGGTGTTCACTTGTTTTCTTCCAAATAGTTAATCGTTACTTGGCTCACCTCGTGTACGGCGCTGAAATTATCCAAACGCTGCGCAAGTCTTCAACAGTGGCGAGGTAGTAACCTTCCTTTTCGGCGTATTCCCGCAAGGCTTTCATGAGGGCAGCGGTATGAGCGCTAACGTCGTGGCGGTAAGTGGTGGCAAGTTCTTCGCGCAGGTCGTCCGGCAGGTCGGCGGGGATTATGGCGCGCATATTACACCACAAACCGGCTACATCTATTTCGGCGAATTCTTCGCCCGCATGGATATCGCAGAGGTAGTCAAAAAGGTTTTGGTAGAGTTCATCCGGGTAGTAGTCGCACTCATGAGCGGCAAACGTGCGACGCAGGTCGTCGGCATCGCATATGGCAGCGGTTTCAAGGAAAAATACAGGATTCATGGTTTTATTCCTCTTGGGTTTGAATTTCGTCAATCATTTCCTGCAATTCTGCAAGCGCTGCGCGCTTGTACGGGGCAAAGACCTTGTTTCTTTTGCCAACGCCTGCAAGCGCGTTGCGGGCAGTCTCCAGCAAGTCGGCGCGGGATTCCCAATACTCCACGATACGGTAAGTTTCCGCATGACGGGAGCGGTCGTTGCGGGAATAAACCCGCAACGTTACTACCACATGATGCCGGTAATATTCGAGGATGACGGCGATGATGCCGTCTGCAAGGTCGTAGCGTCTGGTTGTGTGGGGCATGGTTACTCTCCTGATTCGTCAAAGGTTGCCTGCATGGACTGCGCCAACATGGATGCAAGCGCGTCGTCTACGTTGAAACGGTCGCGCAGGTGTTCGCACGCAGCCAGCAGCGCCTTTTTGCTTTTGCGCTATATGGCGGCAGGACTTGCAAACAGCCAAAAGTTTGCCGGGTCGCCTATGCGGGTGCGCACATACCGGATGTTATCGCCGTCATAGGTGTATCGCATGACGTGCAGGAAATACCCGCGCGGCTTGGGGCGGTAGCCATCGTCGCCCTTGTCGTAGCTAATGGATAGTCGCAGATAGCTGGTGCCTTCGCGCTGGTCATCGTTGTAAATCAGTACATGGCTTTCCGGCAATCCGTCCGGGTCGGTGAGGGATGCAATCAGACGACGGGCGTCTTCGAGGGTTTGGGTTTGCATGGTTTGTTTCCTTTTAGGCTTGAGATTGTCAGGGTTACGGGTTTTTGTTGACGATGTCGTGCGCGATACGGGCGAGGTAGTAGCCCAGCGTGCCGCAGGGATTGGCAGGCGCGTTCGGGTTGTCTTCGTCGGCCATGACGCGCCCGAAACGGCTTGAAGTCCAGCGCGGGTATTTGCTGGCACGTTGCAGGCATTCGTCGAAAAATGCCCTGCCTTCAGGTGTCTGCGCAGCGGCGAGTTCTTCGGCGGCTATTTGTTCCAGTTCCTTTTTGGCGCGTTCCTGCAACACGTCCAGCAAGTCACCCGAACGATTGTACTCATCTTTCGCCTTTGCGTATATCGCCGGATGTTCCTTCCAGTCAATCAAGGCGATTCCAACAAGCGCGTTGCTGTGAATCGCCTGCAACAACCTTACCCGCTGCTCCTCCTGCAGGCGGGGGTACGGGCATGATTGTCTGCGGTCTTCAGCATACGCAGCGGCGGCGATATTGAGCGCTTCAGAATAGGTTGGGGGTGTTTGCATGGTTTGTTTCCTTTAGTCTTGTTTGTTGGGGGGGTTTGGAGTTGGATGGCTTACCATACCGGGTTCAGGGTTTCCGGCGGGGCAGGCGGAAAGTCATGGACGGCGGGAATTTTCCGCAGCCGGGTGTTGCGCGCGGGATGACGGTTCCGGGTGCGTGATGGCTGCGGGTGGATGGGGTTGTAGGGCATGGGCGGGTTGGTTTTGGTCAAGGTCATGGCTGATTTCCTTTATAACTGGTAATGTTTGATGGCTTGCGCGATGGCTGAAAGTTTGCCATCGCGCGCGCGTTCATTTATATAGGGGTTGTGGCGGCAGACTTACAGCTCCCCGAAGTAGTACACCGTGCCACTTTCGGGGTCGGTGTAGATATGGGTGCAGTTTTCCATGACGGCTTCCTCAAGCGCAGCACAGACGTCGGCGTGGTAGGTGTCGCCGCCGAATCCGTCGGCGGTGTAGTAGTCGGTCGGGTCCGGGCAGTCGCCCGCATGAAAGGTTTGGAATTCTTGCGGGGTTGTCTCGTTCAGGTCGCAACAAACGCCGATGACGTCGAGACAGTAGGGGGTATCGGTGGCATCTGCGCACTCTTCGAGGCGGTCGAGGAGCGCTTGCCAAAAATCGAGGTCGGTGGGCAATCCGTCGGCACGGTCATAGTCGTGGAAAGCATCGCACAATTGGGAAGCGGTAGCGATTTGTTCGGCGTAAATGGTCATGGTGTTTTTCCTTTAGTCTGATTGGTAAGGGATTTGCCCCGGATTATTCCGGGGCGCTTGTGTGGATGGATTGAAGTTAAACCCGATAAGTGTACAGCCCGCCGTCACAGTCCACGCCGTAAACGATACAGTCGGCAACGCCTGCATGGTCGCTAACCATGAGCAGGCAGTATCCTTGAAGGTATGGGTGGCGAGACAGGCGGATACTGTACTCACACGCCGGGGCATGGCGGGATGCAGGACGCCACTCTTGCAGGTTGCCCGCAACGGGGTGGTAGTCGCCGCCCGCGCAGACAGCTTGCATGATGGCGATGAGGTGGTTTGCGGGGATGCCTGTATCAAGGCAGTTGGCGGGGATGATGTTCATGGTGTTTTTCCTCTTTGTGTTTGGTTTAGACTTGTTGGGGGGTGTTACTCGCCGTCACGGATGGCTGCGTCAACGAGGGCTTGCCAGTCATAGTACTCAAGCCATGACTGCACCGCCGCGTGGTGGCAGGCTTCGAGGGCGTACAGTGTGTCGCTCCCTTCGGCAAGCGGCAGGTTCTGTGGGGATAGCGTTCCCAGTATGCCTGCCGTGCCGCGCGAGAGGTCATCAACGAGACAGTCGTCGCCCACGTCGATGGCAAGGCCGATGGCGGCAAGCACCATCGCCGCCTGATTGCGCGCGACGGGGTCGCGGGCGGTGTCTGTTATCCAGCAGTCTGCCGTGGCGTCGGCAGGTGCGAGGTCGATGGTGATGATTAGGTCGTCGCTATCGGCAGGTACCCGCCAACTTGTGGCGGATGTGTCGCACAGGGGGTCGCCGGTGCCGTCTGTTGCAACTGCACGGGTGACGGCGCGGGCGTAGTCCGTGCGCAAGCGGGCGGTGATAATGGCGAGGTCGATGGCACCGTCGGCGAGGGCGCCGCCGTCTATGAGGTCTTCAACGATGGCGGCGATGAGCGCTTCGGCTCGCGGATGGCGCGCCGGGTCTGGCAGGGAAAGAGTGAGGATGCGGGCGGTCATTCTGCGCCTCCCATATCCGGGGCAACGGTGCCGGTCCGCTTGTGGTATCCCTCCCACAAGGCGGCAACTGCCACTTCTATTTGAGCGGAGGGCAGATAATCGCACCAGCCACGGGCGGCGAGGCTTGCCGCTTGGGCGATGGTGCCTTTGTACGGTACCGGGACGCGGGCGAGTGCCGCAGCCGCGCCTGACGCGGTGAGGCGCAAGTGGCTACCGCGCCCCGCGCGGGGGTGACAGACACGCGGGGGGGGGGGGGGTGGCGCGCGGCCGTGGGCGTTACTATAAGCGCGCCGCGCGCTACCGTCGGCGAAGGCACTGATGCCTTCAGCAACAAGGACGCTTCCCCTCGTAATGCGGACGCGTTTGCGGGCAGGGATACGGCTTTTGCTGGAAAGTTCGGCATGGGTTTTCATGGTTTTTTCCTTTGCCCCTTTTCGGGGCGGTTAGTTAACCTTGTTGGTTGATGCTGATTGCATCGCGTTATTTTTTACCGATTGCCTGCCGTCGTCATGGGCGGGCAACGTCTATTGTTCGTCGCCGTTTGTTTTTGGCGGCTGTCGTTTTGTTTGGTGCAGTAGTGCCGCTACTGCTCCCCGTGTGTCGTCTTTGTTGGCACACACTACGGATATTTACGCGCCTGCAAGTGACGGGCGGATTATCTTATATCCGCAGCGCATATATGTTGCGCTTTGTCCGCTTGCAATTTTACCGTTTCCCGCAGCGGCTGTTGCCAACAGCCGCTGCTTGTTACGTTACTTTAAATTGTTAGAGACCGCGTAACGGATTATGTGTTATGCAACGTATATATGTGGCGACGTCTCGCTTGTGCATATTGTTTAGGCGTTTGCACTTGCCTTATCTATGTGGCGCATTATAGCGCCGCTTGTTGTATGTGTCAATAGTTTGTTTCGTTTGTTTCGTTTGTTTCGTTTGTTACGATGGTGCGTACTATACACCTTTTTGCGCGTTTTGCAAGTTTTTTTTGTCGCGTTTTTGGTATAGATGTTAGCGCGCGGTGGCAAATGATGATAGCCAAGTCAATATGCAACACTTTTTGAGTTTTGGACAAGATGATTTTTGTAAGCGTAGGATTTTTAACGGAAAATCGGCGTTTTTGAAATGTTGCCAAATGTTGCACGGATATTTTTTTGGACAAGATTTTGTCGTATAGTTTTGATTTTGAAGGGAAAAAACCACATTACGCTGAATTAATGTAGGGCTACTTATCGGCAGGGATATGAGGGGGCTGGCGGGTATAGATTGCAGGGGGGGTAGGGGCGCGCCAGCGCCCAACGATTAACAAAAGTTAATGTTCAAAATTTTGGGTGTATTTAATATTTTTTTTTTTTTTTTTTTTTTTTTTTTAAGCCCCTTTTTCCCGCTTTTTTT